TCTGTCTGTCTGTCTGTCTGTCAAGATTGTGTTGTGGTAATGTGCCGTTGTCAATAAGCTGTTTTATCAGCTTGTCAGCCTTTTCATTGTTAATGTAATACTTTTCATCTACATTATCCTCGAGATAGTCTTTTAACTTCTTTTTGAGTGGTATGGGCTGTGGGAAATGGTAATTGTACTCACCCAGGAATGAAAACATAAAACATCTTTCACGATTTTGCGCTACACCATAATTTTTAGCGTTCAAGTCTTGATAGTAATTTGTGTAACCTAAGCTTTCAAGGAAATCTAGCCACTTCCTAAAATCAGGCATATTATCCTGGCTATGTACTTGTGGCACATTCTCCATGAATAAAATCTGTGGTAATTCTCCGTTACTATCTCTGATTTCTGTTAGTATTCTTTCAACTTCCCACAACAGACCGCTTCTTGTACCACTGCCCTTGGACATTCCAGCTTGTTTTCCGGCAACTGATAAATCCGTACAAGGGAATGAGTAAGTAAGTAAGTAAGTGAATGCATTTGTGTCGCAGATATTCAAATCTTCTGCATGAACCTTAGTTATATCCATTGTAGGAAAATCTGTGCCATGCACTGCGTTATAGCTTGCTATGGCATGCTTATCAAACTCCACAACTCTGTGGTGCTCAAATTTAGCACCTATTCTCTTTAGTGCCATTGCCTGACTTCCGTAGCCGGCGAAAAGTTCTATTAAGCGAATAGGCTTTGTAATGCTAATTGATTCTCTCGTGAAGTCAAATATAGACATTTGATTATCGCAAGAGTAATTGTCAAAATTCATTTTCTCTTACCAAAAGGAAACCTCGGTTTTATGTCGCGACAACCTATTCCTTTCCGATAAATTAATTAATGTTTAATATTTTCACTGCACCACTGCTCTTGTATATCATCATCAGTCTTATCTCGTCCACGGATGTCGCACCACGCAAACGCTACCTCTGTCAGACCGATTATGCCGAATACTATGAGGGTGGTGTATACTACTGTTGTTATGCCGGTCATTCTCCATCACTCCTTAGCCTTAATATTCAAAGTGTTTTCAATCTCCCTCAAACTTTCCTGTACATCTGCAATCTGCAAATAACTAAACGGACTGTCACAACCGCTAACATAGTGATTGATTTCAACACATTTTTGATGGACTAATTGCTTTAGTTCGATTGCGAATTTCCTTTTTCCTCTTATTGCTTCACTCTCTGTCATACTATCCCTCGCTTTCTTCCACTTCATACCTATCCTCGTGAATTTCCCTATCCTCTTCGTGGGAATAAGCTCTTTTACAATGTGTGCAAAAAGCTAAAAGCTCCTTTATGTTTGTACTTTTTTCGTATTTGCAACCGCTACATGGGCTTGGTTCTTTATTATTCTTTTCTGCCATACTATCCCTCGATTCCCGCAGTTTTGCTATAAAGTCCTAGCTTTTTCATTTTTTTAAGAAAAAGCTTCATTTCATATCCAGTAAGGCCAACACAAGTGTTTCCAATCTTCTTTTCGTCCATCAAGTCTCTGTCATACGATTGTAAAATATGACGGCCTGAAACTTTATGCCAAATGTCAACGCACTGCCAATAATTGTACTTTGTATTGTAGCGTTCATATTGAGCGCCATGCTTATCTTCACAGATTTTGTTGAATCCAATCTCTTTTAATTTTTCGTCTACGTTTTTAAATATTCTCATATTTTCTCCTATTCTGCTTCTGATTGAAGCTCTTTAATCCACTTATCATAATCCCATGAGCTTCCACATATAGCATCACTCGTTACAGTCGTTAGAAATTCTGCTAACTCTTCATCCGACATATTCCTTATTCTGTCGGCATTAGTTGGCTTATCGCTTTCCACAATTTCAAAATATGTATCAATGTAACCTAATACAATTTTTAAATCGTAAGAACTATATCCGATAGAATAATCCTTTTTACCAACCTGTCTGTACTTCAATTCATAATAAGGCTTATCGTCTAACATTCGTGCGATTATTTCTAAGCTATTTACCCTAGCTTTATTTATCTTTGCTGTTCTGCAATCAAATGTGTAACAAGGCTCATTATCTCTTGAATTGCTGTTGTGCTGGCAGTTGCAAGAAATCTTTTCTTCGCTATCATCAAATGCCTTTAAAAACATTTCAGCGATTTCTTTCTCGTATCTACCACACATACCTTTACAATCAATATCTGCAATAACCCTTGAAAAGAAATCTTTAAATTTGTCGACAATATAATCTCCTGTGAAATCGTTAGGTATGTCAATTACTACTTTCATTTTCTCCGCCTCTCAATTCTTCCAACTTCTTAAATTAAGTCCGCCACACCTCATACAATAAAACTTTTTATATCCTCTTGCATATTCACACAAATAACCACAATGTCCGCAGTATTCATTTCCGTTACTAACTGATATTTGCTTAGGTTCTGACACATTTTTCCTCTCGAACAACTCTCCGTGTCTGCATCCTATACAATAATGTTCTTCCTCTTTATGTTTGCAAATATTACAATCAATCATTGCCGCACCTCAATTCTTTCAGTTTTGCTTCTGCTTTTTCTTCTGTGGAAAAATATTTGCAGTTTTCCTTGTCGATATCCTCAATCTCGTATATCGCAAGCTCCCTTATAGGTCTTTTCATAACCATTGCATACTTAGGATTGTTTATATCAACAATGTGATACACATCTTTGCAAGGTAATTTAACAAGTCTATCCTGTTCCTCTAAGTGCTGATACTCTTTGAATTTTTCAAGCCATTCAGCTAACTGCTCGCAATCTTCTGCACTTTTAATACAAACAGCACGCATAGGATTATTTATATCAAAGAAATCTGCATGATAACGATGCTTTTTAGCTGTTTCTTGCGTGTGTTCTATAAATTCGTCAATATTCATTACTGCTCCTTTCCGGAAGTTTAGCTAGGTCCCATGGTATACACCTATCGCCACTCCATGATGTTGTTCCATTGCTCCAAGCATAAACGTTCCCATTCTCATATTTTGCAAAATATCTTTTAACCCACTTGGAAAAAATGTTATCTCTTACCAGTATTGGTGTATCAACTGTAACTTTTGACCAGTCAATTGGTGGTTCAACATATTTGCTATTCGCCCATTTTTCCGCTTTATCCCCGCAATAGACATAACTGTGAGTATTGAATAAACAATCTTTACACTCTAATTTATCGCACGCTATCGGCTCTAATGTTGCTTTGTTAACTGCCATTCTGCTACCACCACAAGCAATATCCAAAATCTGTTCTGCAAATTTCTCTCTATTTGTCATAGTTTTGTACTCCTTTCCCATAATCCGGCATATGCTTAAATCTCTCATATGCCTTATTGTCTCTGTGTTTTTCCATGTAGGCTTTCTGCCTATCGTCCCTCATCTGCTTTATGTGAGCATTTTGGGTTCCGTTGTTATCCCATGCGTAACTAATTAATCAATCACCTTTATGTACCTTTCATCAATGTAATCAACTTCATCAGCAAGGCATTGTGCCACCTTTGGTAATGTCAGACCGAATTGATTAAATTTATACAACGTGTCGATTAAGTCCCTAAATTCTGCGATAAACTCTTTAATTTCCCTAACCGACAATTTAAACATCAGCTTAAGTGCCGTACACGCTAAAGCCATGTAACTGTATGCCGTATCATTTAAAAGCTGTCTCGTGTCGTTTATCGTGAGTGGATTATTTCTCTGATAAATTCTAATCAACTGTTGCATTGGGATTAAATTAATCTCTTTCTGCACGTCAATGCCGTATCTCACTTTCAAAAGTTCGGCAAGTGTTTCGGTTTTCATTTCATTTTCGGTCTGTGCCCTTTCAAGGTACTCATTTATGGTTCTTTCAAGCCTTACAATGCGCTTATTGCCAAATCCATGGTGTAAATACAGTACATAGTAGCCTAAGTCCATAAAGTCTGTGAAAGACCGCCTTACGAGCTTTCTGCGGTTATTGCTGCTTTTCAGCGTAACTCTTTCGGATTTTGTCCATGTAAAATCCGGCTCTTTGTGCTTTTTCTTTGGTTTCAGTTTGTTGCTCATATTTTTTCATTCTTTCTTCAAGTTCTCGTCTCGTTCTGTTAAAACAGGCTTCTGTAGTTTCTTCTGTGACTTTTACAAGCTCTTTACCGCGCCACCGGATGGTTATTTTTGCTTCCTTGCTATTTGTTTTGTAAATCATTTGCAAGTCATATTTCCTTTGCAGTGGTCGGTAAAAATCGTAAAAATCTTTCAAGGCTTCCATTGCGGACTCCTTTCTTTTATCTTCTGCCGTGCCAAGTTTGCCTTTTCGCAAGTTGCATTCTTAACGTTCTGCTGATAGTGCATTTCGCAGACCTTATATCCGGGTTTTACCGGATTATCACAGAAAAAACATAGTCCTTGTTCATATCTGCCGGTTCTTTTAGGCATTTTAACTCGTGCTCTTCTCATTGTTTCCCGGCAAAATGTGCAAGTGGTATGCCCCGGGTCTGCTTTTCTCTTACGACAGCGTGTGCATATGCCATTTGCCTTGTCTTTCTCGTATCGTGCTTTTCGCCATACTTTTTGTCGTTCATTGTATTTTTCAACATCATTAGCACGTATCTTTGACATGGATTCGGCTGATTTTGCTCTGCACTCAACACAACTTTTTTCATCACCATACAGCAAATTTTTGCCACACCTAGGGCAAACACCAACTGCCTGTAATTTCTTATAAAGCTCTCGACCATATGCTGTACGTTTGCTGTTACATGCCGTGCAAACCACACCCTCTCTATCAAGTGGTTTTCCGCAAAGCACGCAAAGGTTACTAGCTTTTCGTTCTTCATACCTCTGTCTTGAATACTTGTCTTTTATCATTTTTCGCTAGGAGTAAAACATGTTTTAATTGGTCGACCAAAACCTCTACCTCCTATCTTTTCATCTGCTCGATACGTTCCTTAATTTCTTTTGGCATTGGAATACCTTTAATTGGCTTATTTTGGCTTTTATTATCTTCAAGCGATAATTTTATCGCCTGTTGATTTTTAGAGCCGATTTGAGCCGAATACGAGCTTTTATTGGCACTTTCAATCAATGCCTTTATATCCTTTGGCATTTTTTGATATTCCTTATCTCGATTAACAACCGTCCTGTAGGTTCTCATAAAGTTTGACTGTACTACGTTTTCAATACTCTTGCTGTCCGTCAGCGCCCAGTTCCTAAGATTATCAGGACTCCCGACAGCCTTTTGTACGAGTGGTGGTAGCTTGTTAAATTCTTCAACAGCTCCATAATAGCCATTTCGTAGTGCCTTGCTAACAAGCATCCATGCTTCCATTTCGTTAAGCTCCTGTGGGGATTGAACCTCATGCAGTTTGTTAATTAACTGTCCGATGCTCGGTGCAAATCCGCTTGTATCGGAAAAAACATATGCTTTAAGTGCGACTGATACTTGTTCATAAGCGCAATTTTCCAACATCATATTCCACACATCTACTGTCTCTGATAAATTGCTCGGCTTGTAATTGGGGTAGCAATCACACATTATGCGAATGATTTTAACTGTCTCGTCTCTTGTCATTTCTCCACCTCATACATTATCCCAATCAATGGCGCCTTTGTTAGTTGAATGTGGCTCGTTATCCTTTAGTGCAAACAGCCCTTGCCAGCAATGGTCTACTGACTGATTAAGAATTTTAACAGCCAAATCGTTATCGCCCTTTGAAAGTCTCTCAATAGTATTCATAGCCCGGTGTAATGCCATGTCGGTGCATATCGGCTTTTTGATTTTTTTTCTCATTGTCAAATATTCCTGAAAAGCACTCTCTAGCATTTCATCATCAGGGTAGTAGACAGTTTTCTTTTTAGATATTGATTTATCAATATCTTTTTCTTTTATATCCTTATCTTTACTATCCTTAACTATACTATTCTTATCTATACTTACCTTACCTATACTTTCCTTACCTACGGATACATCTTGTATACATTTTGTATCCATTTTGTTTACATCAAGCGTATATGCCTTATTTTTCTTTAATCCCAACATTGATTTTTCTTCAACATAATCAGTAGGTCTGTATCTGTCTGCCTGTATGTAATTGTGCATTTTCCAATGCTTAATCACAATTACACCGCTTTCAAATAAGAGCACAAACGATTTTGCAAGCAATAGTTTAAAATCATCATCGGAAGCACCACACATTCGCTGTATTTTCTTAGGATTATTAACAAATCCATCATCGTCAGCATTCATGGATAGGTGAAAATAAAGCATTTGAGTACTGCTCGGCATATCGAGAAAAGCGTCACTTTCAGTTATTTTCTTAGCAAACATTCTACGTTCTGCCATTTTTAATCTCCTATTTTCTTCAAGTTTCGGTTGATATATTTTAATCTTTTTCCTCAAAATTCACGCAAGGAACATCAAGTAAGCAACCACACTTTTCGATTTCTTCCGCTCCCCAATATGTCTTGTATCTGTAAGAGTTTTTACATTTAAAGCAGAAATCCTTGCCGCCATTCAGCTTGTAACTTGTCTTTTCGTACTCTAACTTTTTGCCAAGACTTTCATTTATCCTTTTGAGTTCCTCAACCTTTTTCTGCGATTTCTCAAAATCTTCAATGAGTTTGTTGTATTTCTTCTTACTTAAAATCTTCATTCTGAATCACCCACTTTCTTATCTCCAATTAGTTCCAATAGTTCCATCGGGATGGATAATAATATTTGAGTATCCATCTTTATAATCGTTGTTTCTCTGCTGCCACATATCTCCTAATGTCAATCTTGCATGTTTTCCCATATAGTCAAATGTTGCATATACAAAGAAATCACCAATCCTAAAGGTATGGATATCAATATCATCATCATTCTGTAAATCATTCCATATTTTTACAGGATAATCTTTCTTTTCAAGTCCACTTAAAAATCTGAATGAAAAATTATCAGCTTCCATCTGCATGAAATCTTTAATATACTCAATCGTTGGATTTTCAACTACTGTCTGAACTGTACAGTTTGGGAAATCACTAGGGCTTTTATGCACATAATCGTTATATGATAAGTTGATATGTGCCAATCCGTTAAGCTCCTTTGAATATCCAGTAGTATTGATTGAGCAAAACACATGATTACTATGCTGTCTGTATGTATCAACGATTTCTGATACATGATTAGGATATAGCCCCGGCTCTCCGCCTGTAATTGTAAGTCTCGCATTGGGATGTTCCGACAGTATCTTTTTTAACGACTCAATCTGTGCCTTAAAATTATTATCGCCCTGCATAGGGTTCTTCCTCTCTAAGCAAAACGGACAGTTATAAGGACATTCCTGTGTTAATATTAACTGTACATTTATTCGATAATATAAAGGCCTACCAAGAGATGTTTTATCCGTTCTGTTCGCAAGCCTATACTGTAAATCGTTTTGCATTTCAGCTCTTATATCATCATAAGTGTTAAAATGCGGAATTTTGTGTAACTTACTGCTCATTGTTCTCACCCGCTTTCAATAAAAATTAAACATGTTTTCCACAATAAGGACAAAATCTCATATCCTCGCTTAAAGTATTATTGCTTTTCAAATATGTACTATCCTTTGCACCTAAATATTCATTGCAGTTAGAACAATAACACCTGGTTATGTACTCGTCATGTTGTGCTCTGCAAGACGAATACTCGTCCAAAACTCTTTTTTCAATCATCATTATTATTTACCTCGCAATTCCCAATATTGATTAAATCCATAAATTTCTCATACTGTTTCTGCGATACCTTAAATCCTGTTTTTGTTAGTGAAAATCCTATTTCTGGTGGAATATGCCCCACAACTTGACCTTCATTTACTTCACTTGGTTTTATATACTTCTTGCCAATTACGCTTTTCTCTACAAGTCCTAATCCAACAAGTTTTCTAATTGATTTTCTAACCTCATAAGTAGAAATATTGAGCCTGTTGGAAATTTCAACTGTCGATACAACAATTGAGTTTTTTGAATATGAACTAATCCCCTTTCCTTTTTCAATTTCAAACATAGTGTCTAATATCGCCATTTCTTGAGTACCTACGCTTTTAATTGCAGCATCGGTTTCGTTGACATATTGCCATTTGGCCCCACCAGCATGACTGTAATTACCTTTGCAACACTCTCTTATATTATTCGCCTTTATTCCTGTTTTTCTTTCTGCTTCATAACTATTTTGATAGACAATATTTGTATTCACACATATAACAGGCTTTTGATTATATGCATTGTTTCTTGTCTTTAGTGCCCTCCTATCGGTTGCAGTTCCGTAATTCACATTGTATTTACATGTGCACCATTCAAGATTATTAACATTGTTATTGCTTGGATTTTCGTCTTTGTGATTTACTTGAGGCAAATTATCGGGGTTGGGTATAAATGCCTCTGCAACCAATCTGTGTACGGCAACAGTCTTGTGCTTCTTGTTTTTATAAAGAACAACCTGCTTATAAGGCATTCCGGAAGTTTTCTTATTTCCTTGTTTCAATATTTTCCCTTTAAAATGATACAAAGAATCATCACTAAAAGCCGTTTTTCCAATAGTTGTCCGATCAACACTTCTGACTCGACCGAAACTTGATACCTCATAAAGGTTTTCATATCCGACAACGCTTTTCCAAATCTCATTCATTTCCAGAATCTCCTTTGCAATAATTTAAAAACTCCAAAAATTTATTCAGTGCTTTTTCTTGGTTTTTGTTAGGAGGTTCGGATTTAGTCTTATAGTCAAGGTGCAATTCAAATAAATGCGCAACTTCTTTTGAGGCTTTTTTATATCCTTGCTGTACGCCCTGCATATAGCCTTTAGGCGCTTTTCTTTCTCCTATTGAACCACTAGCTCGATTTTCTCCTTGACCGCCTAAACTGACATTTCTAAGCTGATAGCCTTTATCAGCATATAGCTTGATGTAGTATTTTTCTTTCTCGTCAAGCTGACTTTCGGGGAAATTCAGAAATTCAACTCGCCAACCATAAGGATTTTTCTCTTTGTCGTACAGCTTGTGTTTACGTAAGCTAAGGTCTATGTGCTGTTCGTAACCTACAAGGTGGCTTGCTAATCTGCTAAGTGTATGTACTGCCTGTCCGACATACGCATACTTAAATCCGTTTTCATCTTCTCGGAGTAGGAAGTAAATCCCACTCCTGTCATTCAGCTTTGGATTCAGCTTCAATAGTCGCTTTTTATTCTCCTGTTCTATCGCCTTGGCTCTTGCTATGTTCTGATAATTCAATGTTTCCACCTCTCTTTACAATATCAATTGCCGTCTGCATAGCAACCTCATTTATAGCGTTTTGAATTTCGAGTTTAATTCTCTTTTCGATATATGCTTCCGAATCTCGCAATATTAGTATCATCTGACCAATACCCGAATGTATCATTATCGCCATAAGCTTTGACGCTTACTGTAGCTCCGTCCATACCATCAACAATAAAATCATCTGTGTAATTAGTGCTGTAAAACGCCGTGTAGGTTGTATCGTATTCTTTCCACGTTCCATCGGCTTTTGTAATTCTTACTTTGTAAGACGTTGCATTTTCAACTTTCGTCCACTTGACTACTACGTGACTGTAGTTAAAATACCTTGATGCACTCTTGTAATACGATGCATACTCCACCACAGGAGTATCGAGGATGCATTTCTCAAGCCAATTTTTTACATAGTTGTCGATTGCATCTTTTAAAGCACCATCAGGCTCAAAATTGATATCTGGAATCTCTATGGATGGCGGATTAAGTGGTGGTGTACATGCCGACACCGGCACCGCATTAAAACCCCCCATTGCAATCACACAAGCCATCGCCATTATTGCTTTTTTTATTTTTCTACACATTGTTTTATCCTCCTTTAGTTTATCCACGTAAATCAATCTCATTCTTATCACGCTCCAATAATATGCATTCAGTTTCAAAGAGTTTTTCAGATATATCTTTTGAATTAACTCTGCTCTCAAATTCCTTGATAAAATCTCTGTATGCTTCTTCTCTCACTTTTTGGTCATGCTCGGTACAATCAAGCTCATCGAATGAGATATTGATTTTTCTGATAATACTGTAACTTGATTTATCAGAATTGATATTCATGTATCTTTCAGTGCATATTGGCATAATGCCATTTTTCTGTAGCAGTTCTGTAATCTGAAATACAAACGCTCTTACAACTGCAATATCTTTTTGCTCCGACATATCCTTTGCAATATTTGCAAATATTTTATTTGTATAATCCATTATTTTTCCTTTCTAGGACAGCCGTTATTGACTGCCCTGTAATCAACCGACTCTTAGTTAAATGGTAATTCCTCGTCAATACCATCAGGAATTGACACAAAGCCATCATAGGGTTTTGGCTGTGGTTCTGCACTGCCACTTGAATTTTTGCTGTCGCAAAATTCTAACTTGGATATGTTGCAATCGTTAGTGTAGACTGTGTTTCCGTCTTTATTCTTGTAGCTTCCTGTAGTCCACTCACCGATAACTGCAATCTTTGAACCCTTAAATACGTGCTTTTCTACTGTTTCAGCAATCTTGCCGAAAGCCACACAGTTAATGAAATTTGCCTTATCGTCTTTCTTCTTAAAATTCTTGTCAACGGCAAGTGTAAACCTTGCTATTGCCATTGCATTCTCTCCCTGTGAATATCTAATATCCGGGTCTCTAGTTAATCTGCCGATTAATGTTACAATGTTCATTATTTTTCCTCACTCTCTACTAATTCAAATCTGTATTTCTGTTCTGCATTAGGATATTTTTCCTTTTCAGAATTTATTATTTACATCTTGATTTTATATACCCTAATTGGTTGCCCTTCACTTTTATCACTTTCTTGTGGGTAATATGTATTGCCAATCCATTCAAATTTTAAATATACTAATTCAAAATCATTTTTTTCAATACTGCAATTTTTAGGCAATCCATGAAAAATTTTACTATGGTTAAAACAAGCCTCTACATCATTATCCTTATACCAATTCATATTTATCAAAAATTGTGTTTTATCATTGCTGATACCGCTATAAAAATTTCTCATTCACACCTCCAATCTGTCCAAAAGAAACTCTTGACATATAATCTCTTTTCTAAAAAGGGCACTCATTAGGATTAGCAAGTAGCCATTCCTTATTACGCTCTGCAACATCTACATTTGCCCCGCAAGCAACTTTTTTCATCTTCTCAATGAAACTATTTCTATCAGAATTTTCACTTGATAAATGGCACATTATGACATTCTGCAAGCTATCTGAATAATTTGCCTTAACAAAATCGCAAGCCGTGTCAATGCTTAAGTGACCTCTGAAAACGTGATTAGCTTTGCCTGTGTTATCCCTGTCTATTAAATCTTTGTCATAATTCACGCCTAAGAGAATGTGGTTTATGTTCTTAAACTTCCACTTGACAACCTCACAATCGGTTATGTAAAGCATTCTCCCCATTTCCGGGTGAGTAATCAGAAAGCCGAATATCGGACAAGGCTCGCCGTTTGCATTAGTGTGTGTCCAGCTTCCGTCTATTGTCGTTAAATCAAAGGGTTTTACTGTAAATCCGCCCATATTCATTGATTTACAACTATCGCCTAAATATGGGGCAAGTATCGGTATTCCCATTGACTTAAAATCGTTTAATGACTTGCTATGGTCTAGGGTAGGTGGGTGTGACTTATAATCACACCCTTTATCCCCCTTATGTGCCAATTCAAGCCTTTTTTAATCTCCTTAATCGGTATTCCGCAATCAAGGATAAGTGTTTCTCCACTGTTGGAAGTTAGCAGATAGCAATTTCCGGCTGATGATGAGCCTAAACATTTAAGTTTCATTTGCTTATCCTCATAAGCGCTGGATTAACAACACCTTTTCCGTCATAGTCATACTCTTTATTGTGCCATTTTCTCAAATACTCTCCGTATTCCCAGCACTGCGAAAGAATACTAACTGCGCATCCGTACATAAATCCTGTTATGCCCTCTGTGTCTGCTTCACGGCTCAATCTGTAGGCATTATCAGCAAAACACTTCATAACATCATTGCTCTTGTCAATTTCTGCTTCTAACAGTTCAGCCCACCTTTCAGCATAAGTGAAGCAAGCTCTGCTGTATCCGTCACTATTCTTGTCGTACCAATCCTTGTATTCTTTTTCTTTACCTTTAATAATCTTCATAAAATCACTTCCTTAATTTCTCCGCGTCTTCTCTTAACATTATTTTGAATTTTCCACCACACTCACAAACAGCTTTTGCGTCATAAACATTCCAATTTTCATTAGAACGTGATTCATCTTTTTGCTGTGGTTTTCCGCACAATTCGCACGCACATATTATTGGATTTTGTTTCATATTTACACCTCGATTTCTTCATCCTGTGGGAACTGAAAGATAGTATTGTTAATGTATTCTACTTTTGACGGCTGATTTTCAGCTCGTACCATAATGCCACATTTCTTTAATCTTTCAAATTCCTTTGCCATATCGTCTGAAATATCAACATTCTGCATTACGATAGGCATACCAATATACGTTTCTCTTAACATTTCCATAGCCTTAATTGCCTTTTCTTTGCTTGAATATCTGCCGACTATTGAAACCTCACTGTCTCCAACAGGTTGTATTGCTATGGCATTTTCAATTCTTCCGTAAATAAAAATCGTACTCATTTCATACGAAAAATCCATTGTTCCGTCCTGTGAAATTACTCTCATATCAGCCCTCCTCACTCTGCATAAACGGCGGCAGCTCCTCTGACTGCTTGTCGGCTGTGTCAGTCGGCTCTACATCAATTATGTTGTCCTCGTCAAAATCTACTGTGTTTGCGTTTTCTTTAATCTCATCAGCAACAACCTTTTCTGTGTCAAGTTTTACATCTGATACATTTTGAAATTCCTCTTGTGCATATAAACCTTGAAATCTATCTGGAAACGCTTCTCTTAAAGCCTGTACAACAGCTACTTTTCTAATCATTGTGGCTGGCTTTTTCGCCCATTGGCTATTAAGCGAACCATCTTTTTTTCTTCCTGCATACTCATCAAAACCTACCGACTGATACTCGTCCTCTTTTCCGTCAATAAAGATTTTCGCCCAGCCACCTACGATAGTTTCGTTAGGTAAAACCATTGTTCCCTCTCGCTCTTCAACAGCTCCGTCCTTTTTAATTACAATAATTCCTGCTTTCTTTCCCTTATATCGCGGGTCTGCATTGGCTCTTTTTGTAAAAACGTCTTTTCCAGTAACTATTGTGGCTGGGTCGTTGCTTCCATACTTAATAAGGTACGCTTCTCTCAAAAACGGATTTAAGTGCTGGTATCTGCATAATGACATAAACATCATTACTTCTCCGTCAGATACATTGCCGCCGCCACTTACAAGGTATCTTTTTATCATTGTTGGGGAAATTTTTACCATTTCCCCATTTGATTCATACTCGACTATCTGTGTATTCTCTGCCATAATTAATCCTCCTAAACCTCATTGAAAACCTGAACCGCAAACAGCTCATTAGCTGTCTGCTTGAATAAAACTCCGTCAGATATGACTGTATACATATATCCGTCATACTTAAGCTCTACAGTGTGCTTTTTACCGCCCATGTAATAATTTCTCTTCTTAATACTCATGCCTATACCTCCTATAATCCAAGTAACTTTTTAATTACTTCTCTCATTCTCTCGGTTTCGCCACTCAACTGCTTCTCGCTTTTATCAGCAAGTCTAATCACTGTTTTGTACTCTTCCTCTGAAACTGTCTCTTTAAGCGCACGTAAAACAGTAACCGCCTCTGCCATAACATGGCTTCTTATGCCTCTAAATGTAACTTCTCCGTCTTCTGCTTTAATCATTTCTATACCTCACTTTCATTTATTATTTTTAATTCAGTTTTGAGTTTTTCAACTTCTTCCAACTTGTCTGCAATTCTTCTTTCTGCCCTGTTTCGGAACGCCTCTTTTGCATATTCAAAGTTAGGTTCTGTAAGAAACATGCGGCCAAAATCAGTTATTCGCCCGACATCATCTTTCCTCACCACACTAAGGTAGTTTGGAAAAACTCTATCAACAGCCGCGTATGTCTTGGGTCTCTCTTCTGCTTCGCATTCCTCAACGTATAAACCTTTAGGGTTACTACCATAAGTATCTAAATTGTAAAAGTATAATTTCATATCACACCGCCTCAATCACAAGCTCTTTGTCCTGTGTGTGCTTTAACATAATCAATTGGTTATCAATCTGTGGTATTCTCCAATCATCAACGCTCTCTGTATCATCAATAATAATTGGAAAATTAACGTTTGCCACTTTCTGAAAAGCTCGGCATATGTCAACTTCCGTCAACATTCTTGCACCATGATTGAGATTTCTCGCATATGCTTCACCATTGTAAACAAAGTCGCAGCACTCCTCGGTATCACCATTTAAGAGTGGTCTAAACAGCTTTGCTGTGGCAAAATTCAGATACTTATTAACATCAGCCTGTAAGAGTTCATTCTTCTTGCGAGTAAACTCTTTGAGCAAGTCAAGCTTTCTTTCCCAATCGGCAATCTCCTGATTGAGGTCGGTTCTCTTTGTTTCAAGGTCAGCTATGCTATCGTCTATACGCTTGTTATTCGCCACACCAAGCTCAATCTTTGTATCAACCGATGAAACTTGCCTTAACAGTTCGTTTCGCTCGTTTTTGAGCTTTCTGATAAGTTCCGATGTATCATTTTCATCGGCAAGAGCTTTCTCTTTTTCCTCGATTGTAGCCTTAAGTGCCTGATACTCACTGTTACCTGTCATGTCAACATCAGTAGGCACCATTCCAAGCTCTTTAGCGATGTTATCACGCTCAAACTCGTTAGCAACAGTATCACGCTTTTCTGTCAGCTCCTTGAGTTCTGCTTCGAGGTCAGCTATTTCTTTCTTCTTGTCCTCAATAGCCTGTTTGAATTCCTTGCTGTCACTTGATAATGAATTGCCCTTATCCTCAAGCTCTTTAAGCTTCTTCAATTTTTTATCACTAAAATCAGTTCTCAAACTCTCTATTGTATCTTCCGGCAATCTCTGACCGCACATCGGACAATTAACACTGCTTTCATCAAAGGAAAGTGCCTTTGCTTTTTTCCAGTCAGCACGTACCTTTGCTAAGTTCTCTGTGTAAATTCTAACCGTACCTTCAAAGTTTTTAATGTTAGCCTTTTTAGCTCTTATCATTGACTCTGTTTTGCGGATTGAAACATCGAAGCCGTCAATCTGCGACTGTAGCTCCATGCGCTTTTTCTGATTTTCAGCATTGGCTTTTCTCTCCATGTCAGAAAGCTCAAATTTAAGGCTCATAATGTCCTCTGTGGCTTTCTGCTTATCCTCTAAAATCTTATTGTAGTCGGACAGCTTATCTTCAATTTCCTTAAGCTGTGGCTCGTATGTTTTCTTCTGTAGTTCAAGCTCTGCGAGGTCTGTATACTCATTGGTGGAATGAATTGTATCAATCCTTGTTGAGATTTCGTCTCTTTCCTTGACAAGTCCTTTTGAGCCATTCCTACCGCCTGTGCCGTTTAGCTTGCCACGGCATACTTTCTTAAGTTGGTCTACATCGCCATCGTCAAACATTGGCTTAAGTTCAACAAACTGTGGAAACATATCGCAGATTTCTTCATCAGTATGTGTTCCAAAATAGCTTGCAAGTGCTAATCTCTGCTCTGCCTGTGACTTGTTGAGCAATGTCATGGCATTTAAGCAAAATGGTAATACTCCAAGCTCCGCCATGTTGTCATTGATGTACTGATTGTAGTCTGCCATTTTATACGGCACATCATTGATTGAATAATCAGTAACACTGCCTGTAATCTCGCCCTTTTTGTTGCGTTTCTGCCTTGTGATTTTTTTCAAAGTCTTTGCTTTTCCGTCAATCTCGAAGGTAACAGCTCTTACAATGTCAACATCGTCAATCTCAACTCCATTTTCGTCATGTGGTCTTATGCCTGTAATCTCTCTGTCATTCTCATCGTGACAATTCAGCACATCAAGAATAATTCTCTTAACTGTCGATTTGCCGACTTCATTCTGACCGGATAACACAGTTTTCATTGAAAAATCTGTGTCTAATGTGTTTTTGCCATAGAATTTACAAAAATTCTGCGCAAAAATGTGTGTAATCTTCATTGCGTTTCCTCTCTTTCTATTTGTTTATGGTTTTTAGAATCAAATTTCCGTGTAGGCTTGATTTTTTAACAACTCTCAGGTATGAGTCTGACTCCGATACAAAAAGCCACTCACTAGCCACATAATGAGCCTTGTTGAGCAATAACTTCTGCTCTCTTGTTAATGGCTTTAATCGGTATCTCGTATCGCCTAGTCTAATTCGTCTTACACTGTTGCTCATTTAGCTTCTCCATTTCTTTATCTAATAACGCTTGAAAGTCAAATGATTTGTTTTTGTGCCGTTTAGCTCGATATAATTCTTGTAGGTAATCGTTAGCACTCTGACGTTTCAATTGGCTACCAATCGCAGTAGATGTCAAGATTTCCATTTCCGCTCCCCTCATCATATACAATCCCTTGTATGCCTATTGGAGTATTGACTACAGTTCCGTGTGGTAAATCATCACTTGCAATTACTACATACTCGTTTTCATCAACTACTAATCCATACTCATTCAGATGTCTACCCGGAATATTAAGTCCGCCTCCAGGTAACACTCTCTGCGAGTACCACGTATAAGTGTAATCGCCATATCTGACTCGCCCTAGTTTCTTAAACCGGCTACAACTGTACTTCTTACGGCAAGTTGGAACTGTTGGCTCCTCATAGGTCTGCTCAACTACAACCGGCTCATTCTGAACTACTGTCGGCTCAATCTTCCCTAGCATTACATCATTTAAATAGGAAGTAACACCGGCTGTCAGTTCAATTTTGCTATCTGCTTTCACTACTATTGGCTTTAAGGTCATAGTTCCAATTATTAAAGTCGATAACATCAATATTCTTTTTCTTCTCATGCGGTTTGCCCTCCTCTATGAGACATGTCGCAATCAATATCAGCCAAAATACTGTTACGATTGCTCCAACGATAATACTCGCTGTCTTAATTCCGTATGCCACCGATAATCCAAGGAAAAATACAAAAGCTAATGCTCCGAAAATCGAATAGCCACAGCCTGTATAGAATTTCTGCTTTAAAGTTCTTTTTCTCATACAATCACCTCACTATGCAAAACTCTGTTGAGCGTTTGCGTCTTGAATAAGCTCATCAAGATACTTAGGCACGACATAGCAATCAATAAACTCATGCACATCGTCTATGTACTTTCTCTTGATACTCTTGTAAGTAGATACGCAACCATACTCACGTTTTAACTGTGTCCATATATCAGAGAATGTCTTATGCCTGATACTGTTATCCCTGTATGCTTCGCTCTGCTTGCCACCAAGAATATTTACAACTCTGCGCTTAACATGCTGTTGTATCTCGTCAATATCGCAACTATAGAGTGGTACATTTTCCTTAAGCTCGCTCACATCATCTTTGATGTCGTTTACTTTCTGCTCTAATTCTGTATAGCCCTGTGCCAAAAGCTGTATCTGACCGCCTGTTGTCTTTGGCATACCATAACTGCCTGTTTTTCTGATTGACGGAAGTACCTCGTCCATTACCCATCGCTCAAATTCCTCTGCGCTAGGCAATTTTGATTTCATAATAAGTCGGTAAATATCACCCTCTGTTATGAATAAAACATCTTGATTTCCACTATTGGTAGGGATGTTCCATTTTAGAACCCCCTTGCAATGAGTTTGTACTGCCTTATGAGGTATTGCATATCCCAACTATTTTGCAACATCACTTCCGGCAAAATATGTCTTATCGTCTTTAGTGATAGTTCTAATTTCTCCGAATTTTTCATTGTTGAAAATTTGTAAATCGTTCATGTTTTCTCCTTTCTACTCAATAAAATAAGAAACTTCTACGCCAAAATAATTAGCAATCTTAATTAACTTGTCTGTTTTTGGCATTGATTTTCCCGACTTCCAATCCGAAAAAGTACTTCGTGCCATTCCGAGTTCCTCCGACAGTTTGTAAAACGAAACGTTTCTAGCTTTTATGAGCGTATCAAGTTTTTTAAAACTCGCCTGTCGTTTTTTCTTATTCAATTTCCCATCTCCTTTCTTGACAATAGTTATGAAATCTGTCACTATAAAAAGTGCCATATTAGGCAACGGCTGTTGGTGGTAGTACGCTAACAGCTTTTGTTTTTTTAGTTCAAAAATCCTAACTATGTCTTGATAAAAATTAGAAAATCGTGTATACTATGAATTGTCCAGAAACATAATATTATTTTCTCAATTTTATTTTTTATTGAGTTGAGATTTCCTAACTTCTTTTTTTATTCTACATTAGGAAGTCTTATTTGTCAACCCCAAATGTTGAGAAATCACAACTTTTTTTTAAAGGAGATTTTCTATGTACGAAAGATATTGTAAATTAAGAGACTCAAAAGGGTTAAATGATTCAGAAGTGGCTAAATATGGCGGTTTCCCTAAAAGTACTTTTTCAGATTGGAAAAAAGGAAAGAGCTGTCCAAAATTGTTTAAGCTGGTAAAAATTGCAGAATGTCTTGATTGTTCACTTGATTATTTAGTTACCGGAAAAGAGCACCATTCAGTTGTCGAGGAGGCAACAAAAGACTTGGCTCTATCGAAAATGGATAGCAAAATCAAGGACTACGCGTTGAAATTATCTAAATTGTCGGATAAAGAGCAAGAAAATATTATGAATTTAATAGATATGATGTATGAAAATACTCAAAATAAATTAAATTAATAAGAAAGGTGGTATTTTATTATGAGTAAAACTGTTAAATGTCCTAAATGGGGTTGTGATGGTGTTGGCATACCTGTTGATACCAAGAAAAAATTCTCATTCGGTAAAGCGCTTGTTGGCAACACAGTAGGTGGTCTCTTCGGACCTGTCGGTGCCGTTGTCGGTACTGCTACCGGAATTAAAGGCAAGAACGGCAAAACAAAGTTTGTGTGTTCAAAGTGCGGTAACGTTTGGGAAAAGAAAATATAACCACAAGGCAGAGTTTTTACTCTGCCTCTATTTTTCCTTTAATAAATATGTACAAGTACAATAACAGGTCTTTATCTTCCAAGCCCTCAATCATTTTAATTATTTCATCCTTATATTCCATACAATGCCACCTCCGATACATCAATTATAGAACATTTGTTCTTAAACGTCAATAAGGACGGCAGAAAAATCCACCGCCCTACCGAAACTTGAAGAGTTCTCTTATTTGAGAACATCATTACTGTAGCACTTTAAAGTGTTTTATTTTGTCGAATATTGACAACATGGACTGTAAAGAATAGATATATTACTACATAATTAATCCCCCCAATAAAATATTACATATTGAACTCTACAACTCATATCCATTTGTACTATATCTTTAAAAACTACATACCAACTATTATTTAACATAGTTACACCTTCTAAGTGAGAAGGAAAAGCCTTTCCGTCACCATTACTTATTAATATAGCAATATTATTAACAGAGAGACTTTCTAACTCAAACATGTTTTTGACTTGTTCTAAGGTAAATAACATAAATGAATTTTCACCCTTTGTCGCTGTTCTTACTGCGGTGCCAACTTTAATTTTTATACTATTTAATTTATCAAAATCCGTCTTTAAATTACCTAAACTCCGGTTTAATTCACCATATTTGTCATTCAAAATCTTACCTTGGCTCGCATCTAATGCACTGCCAGTGGTAGTAGTCGTGAGATTGTTCGCTAAATCTTTAAAAGCAAAGCTTTTCAAATCAGCGAACCACTTCTTAATTTTCCTGAAGCCGACCGACGCTTTTTCGCCAGAAACAAGATTTACTCTAGTTGTTGTATCGGCAAAAGTAACTGTTGTATTGCTTATGTTTCCATCTTCTGCAACCGCTCCGATATCGGTAGGGGTTATGTTTACATTTCCTCTGCGATAATATACTTCTTTTGCGCCTTTTACTCCTGTAACCGGTGTACCAGCTAACACATCCCAGTATCTGTCGATTGTCAGATATACATTACTGCCGGCGGGAATTATATTACCAGCCCCCTCTTTAAAATCTGTGGTCGTAGTAAATTGGTCGGCTATGTTGTACATATCACCAGAGGTTGCTTCTGCTGTAGTGGGCAAGTCAGCAAAATTAATAGTTCCAAGAGGCCTTAATGCCCCACTTAAGCTCTCAGATATTTCTTTGGCTTGCTCTGCATATTTTTGTGCTTCCGACTCGCTCTTAGCAGAGCTAGTCTCGCTTGTCTTAGCATTAGTTTCAGAAGCCTTGGCTTTTATTTCGCTTTCTTTAGCATTGCTTGCAGAATTAGCTGATTCTTGAGCTTTGCTTGTAGCAAGTTCTGCTGATTTTTGAGCTTGTGATACGGATTGAGCTATGCCGTCAAGATAATTCTGAATAAGTCTTTGAATTTCAGTGTCAAAATCCTCAACAGTTCCCATTCGCTTAACGACTCCCGGTGCGAAACACATCCATATTTGCTGTTTTTTCGTATCGGAGTCAGTCGATACCGCCCATTCTCCGGCTTTCATTTTTAAGGGGTCAAACTCCGCGTATGCCCCTCGTCTCATTTGAATTGCCATAAGCTATACCTCACTTTCGTCAATGCCTAATTTCTGACACAATCTTGAAAACTTATCTTCCAATTCATCTATGCGTTTTTGCATTTTATCAATCTTCTGCTCGTCTCCAGCAAGTCTTAGAATTATGAATTGCTCATAGTTCATGCCATAGTACAGTGTATCATCATCCGATGTGACTTTATTCTTGAAAATCATATTAAGGTTTTCATCGGCATGTCCTTTATCTTTAAGGTTCTCGATTATATCCTGCGCCATTGCTCCAAAATATAATGGTTTGTCTGAATATCCTTGTCTATTAAGATTGTATTGAAATAAATCGACCGAGCCTACTGCATCAATGTAATCTTGATTAATTGCTTTAATATTCTTTTTTAAGCGTTTGTCTGACGAACTCCATACCCAAGCATCATCAACTTGAAACCACAAAGCAGTATCATCCCAGTCACAATGGTATCTATGTCCTGTTGCATTGCCACACATTGCATATCCTCTATCGGTTTCTATGAATTTATCAGAGCCTATCTCTTGAGCATACATTGTCTGTGCACCTATAGAGCCTGTGGCTCCATAAAGTGTAATCAAATTCTCATCATTTTTAACAATTCGCAAGACCGCACCATTCATCCAAAGCTTATAATTGTTTCCCGAATTGTCAGTAGCTGTTAAATCAATCTTTGAATTACTTAAATTTCCGTTCAGTGCAATACTTCCACCGGACATATTAAGATTTGAAGCGGTTACTTTTCCATCGCTATCAACTGCAAACGCTCCACTGCCAATATTAATTGTTCCGCCCACAATATTCTTGCCAGTAATTGTTGTTCCTGTGATGTCCTCTGCGTCAACTGAACCAGCCTTAACACTAAGTGCATCTACATAGCTTGTAGTCACTGTGTCTTTGGTTATTTGAGTGACTTTAGCAGTAGTGTCAGCCACATTATCCCAAGCAATTTTCACACTGCTATCAAGTGCAATGCCTTTATTATCCAGCGTTACAAGTGTCTTTCCGTTTGCGTCTTTGACATACTGCTTGCCGTTTACGTTATTCTCTCCGCCTAAAGTGAGTGTACCGCCATGCGCCCAGTCAAAATTAATGCCGATAGCCGACATAATATTGAAAATAGCGTTTCCGTCTTTATCAATTCCGGCATTCCATGTTTTACCATAGTCACTTGATACAGCCATGCCATTAGCCGTCATTTTCCACTGTATGTTGCTCGAATTAAGGTCGGCTTTATTATGCATAATGTAAATGATTGAGCCATCTTCTTGTTTCTGCTCGGTCTTAAAAAGCCCGAGCGATTGAGACATTAGCTGTGTCAGCAATTGCATTTGCTTATCATATACACTTAGTTGTGCCTGCGCAACTTTCCTAGCTTGTACGACAGCCTTTGTCTCATTACTGAATTTGTCAGCACTATTTCTTGAAGCATTTTCAGCGTCACACGAAATTTTAGTGCCGCTTCCAACTGTAAATGTTCGGTTAGAAATAAAACAGCTATAGGTATTCTGCTTGCGGTCTGTCACAAGTGCCACATCTCCGCTCTCAATCAGTGGGTTTGACAAGAGTGTAGCATCAAGCGGTCTGAACCTCATGCCACCGATTTTTTTGAAGATATAATTTGCAACTGCCTGTGCCTTGTCTGCCGGAATAAACGGATTATCAGAGATTGAGACTACATATCCCTCTTTTCCGGCAAGCGCGTTAACATCTTTCGCCTTATCCTCTTTTGAGGTTACTGTTACCTTTACCCCGGTGATAACAACATCATCAGTCGCAACATTCAAGTCTTTTTGCGTGTAAATATTGTGGTAATTTCTCGCTTCTGTAAATGTTCCGCCATCGGCACTATCTCCGTCAGAATACTTAAATGTTCCACCATCAACACTATCTCCGTCAGAGTATGGTGTAGTTTTTGTGCTAAAAGTTCCGCCATTGTAATTTTGGCTCCCAAACTGACTCATATCATACCACTCGATAAGCAATTCACCATCGTGACCGCATTTGCCCCATAATCCACTTAACTGCAAGATGTAAGCTATTACCTGTCCATATGTGAGTTTTTGATTATCGCTCGGTATCTCGTTAATCACGTAATCAGAGTTGTCGAATCTCGCCATAGTAAAAGGTACATCACACTTAATACAAGCGTCTCTGACTACCTCATACGCTGTCGTAGGGTAGCTTAAATTGCTGTCATACTCACGATTGAAATTATTAATATTGTCAAGGCAAGTAAGCGTTATGAGTGAGCCGTCATAGCTTGTCTCGCTGACTCTATACTCACCAATTTTTAGTTTTTCACTTGTGCCATCAGAAAAGCTTTTTGAAACATATGCTGTTACGCTTGCCTTATCAAAATCATACTTGCTGTAATCCTCGTAAATGTTATTCAGCTTAATTTTCAGTTTTCCGGCAATCAAAGCCCCGATTGTGAAAGTGCCATTGCTTGATGTTGAGTCATTGACCTCGAAGCCATTTGCCCACAGCTCGCTATCACTAATAGGGATTTTTTCACCGCTTGCCGTAACTATGTCAGCAAAGCAATTTACGTTTATATCATTATCGAGCATTACTGCCCTTTGCCATTTAGCCGATACGTTAAGCATTAAATCACCGCCTTATACTTCTATGAGGTCGAAACTCAATGTCTCATACCTCTTATTGTTGATAGTCCATATCTTGATAGGTGCGCTTCTATCACCTACATAGAATGTACGTGTTTCATCAGTGCCACTCATAGCGTCAGGATATGTTACTCTGATATATTCGGGGTTTACCATTTGAAGTATCCTTGCTGTCCTAGCTGTGTCTGTACCACTCCACGACAATTTAAGTTGCCGTTTCTGCGCTATTCTATTCTTGTGCATTTGAGCATCCTGTGTTCGCCCACTGTCGCTTGCAGACACATCAATCATGCCCCATTCAAAAGTTGATGGAGTGGGTAATGCCACTCCATCTACTAACATCATTGCCATATTGTTACCTCGTAAAAAGACACCCACGCAAGGGTGAGTGTCTTAGCCAAATTCATTTGCTACAATATATCGTTGTCCGTGCTTTGCCTTGCCTACTTGTGTCATGCGATAGAGCGTTTCACTGTCGCACTTAAACACATTTTCAATGACAGGTGCAGAGTTTCCGCCGGCATTATAGTTCATCATTACTTGTGCCATTCCTTCCATGACAGCCTGTTTAATTCCCTCGGTGATTTGTTGGTTGTTTGCAACTACGTTTTTGCCGTTTGAGAATTTACCGACTAACTCATTGTGATTAATGAAAGCCATGCCGTCCTCTCCCCTTGGGAAAATTCCACCACTAGCAAGCCTTGGAATATGTACTTTCGGAACTAACGATACTCCGTTCCAATTTGCACCAGCCACCTTAGCAGCCATAGAAACAACTTTGTTAAATCCTCTTAATAAAGAATTAATTCCACTGACAACAAAATTAACCCCATTCTCTATTTTTGATATAACGTAGTTCATAGCCCCTGTGACACCGCCTCTTATTGAACTCCACACATAATTAAACGCGTTTGTAATTCCGTTTTTCATAATATTAAAGCAGTTCGTGATAGGCGAAATAACATTGCCATTAAACCAACCCGCCACGCTTTGCCAAGTAGATATAACAAAGTTCTTTGCTACGCTAAGTGCCGATGTTATGCCAGCTTTCAACATATTAAAAAAGTTTGAAATCGGTTGTATTACTGTACCGCTAAACCAACTTGCCACCCCTTGCCATGTTGAAAATACAAAATCTTTTGCTGTCTGTATCGTTGTCTGTATAAGCGTTTTTAAAAAATTAAACAGATTTGAAATTGGAGTAATTACATTATTATTAAACCAGCTTGAAGCTACTATCCAAATTGCTTGAATTATTATCCAAACACCTTGAAAAATCTGTTGTGCTCGTGTAGCAAAGCCTTTAAAAAAGCCAACTATCGGCTCAATTACTGTGGAACTAAACCATTTCGAAGCTCCTTGCCACACAGTTACTATGTCTTTCCATAAAGAACCGAAAAAGCCACTTATGGTTTTCCACATATCTTTAAAAAATGAAACTACAGGCTCAATGACATTTTCATTGAACCAATCGCCAACCGTTGAAAATAGTTCACAAATTGCGTTCCAATTATCTTTTACTAAAACAACGATTGTTGATACTGCCGCCACTATTGCTCCAACAATTACCGCCGGCAATGCTGCCACACCAGCTAATATTGCTCCGATTGTGGCTAATGCAACACCTATTACCATTAGAATTTCATTTATCCAACTAAATCCGTCTTTTAACATTTTGACAAAATTTACAATAGATAAAATTGTTCCGGCTATTGCCGAAAAAGCAGAACCAATTGTTGCTAATAGGTCTACTGCCCCTGTTCCGAATGCGGCTGTTATTGCATCACCCAAGCTTAAGCCACTAAATAATCCCTCTATGAGCAATCCAAGATTAGTTGACAATGAGGCGAAAATCGTTTTAAATGCTTGCATTATTGCCGTTCCAATGCCGGCTCCTTCTACAAGCTCAAATCCAATTTTTGAAGCTATTGCCTGTGCTATCGCTTTTGATAATGATTTTCCAATAAAAGCGAGTGCCACTGAACCTAATTTTAGCGAAATTATCTTTTTTATCAGCAATGTGCCAACTATTATCTCAACAGTTTTGATGTCCAAATTGCTTAAAAAGTCCGTAATTCCTTTTAGTACGTCTTTCCACGACACATTTTTAATTGCCGTGGTTAGCATGGTGTATATTCCTTGTACCCATGCGTTAATAGTTTTTGCTAGTAACGCAAAATCAAAATTCTCAAAAAATCCATTAATGCCGTTAGCAATCGACAAGCCAAAATTAGTCCAGTCGAATGTTGTACCGAATGAATTGAGAAAATGCAAAGCTGTGTTTAGTGAACCGGCTATCGTTGCACCCAAATCATAAAAGAGTCTTGGGCTGATTAAGCCGTTAAGAAAGTCTGCAAGTCCTTTTCCGAAATTGTCAGCTTTCTGATAAATCTTCTTCCAATCAATGCTCTCCATAGCACTCGCAAGAGCGTCACCGATGTACTTTCCGAGTGAGTATAAATCCTTGATTGATGATTTGTATTTTTCGAGCAATCCATCGGTCTTTTTCAGCGAGCTATCAACACCACCTCCAGCTCCACCGCCACCGGAACCGCCACTGCCCGAACCGCCACCACTGCCACTATCGCTGTTATCGTCAAGTGCGTGTATCTCATCTATGCTAAGCAGTGTCTTTTTCAGTTTTTGAGCTTTCTTATTCGACTTATCGGCACTATCACCAATGTCTCCAACTCCGCCAGCTATGTCCTCCATGCCATCAACAGTAGCACCGCCACCGCTTATCTCGATAGTCCAACCGAAGATTGCTCCGAGTGCGTCAGCTACAGTTCTTGTGAAGCTGATAACCTTGAGCATTACTTTGCTTAAGGCTTGAACAAACGGCTTTAGAGCATTGATTATTACGCTACCTATGATACTGCCCCATGCTTGAAACTCTTGCTTAAGGACTCTTACACTGTTAGCCCAGGTATTTGCGGTCTTAGCGAAATCACCTTGCGCAGCTTGCGTATTCGCCATGACATAGTTGTATCTTAGCAATACCTTTTCAGCTTGCGTCATTGACTTGATATTTGCGTCAAGTCCGTTTTTCATAGCCCATTCCGAAAGTGTGGCCTGTGTCAAATCAAGTCCGTATCTCCTTAATGGTGCGATTGTTCCCGAAAAAATGGATTGTAAGCTCTTTGCAACATCAGCTTGGTCTACATCATAGAATGAAGCCATATCGCCAGCTAACCTTGTAAGATTAAGCGACATATCAGCCATGCTGTCTGTAGTCTTGTATAGTGTGTTATTTTGGCTCATAAGAGCTTTATTTGCCACAGCTGTACCATTTGCCACTTGTTCTGACGAAATGCCTATAGAAGTACCTAACGCTTGGAAACGGCTTGATATTTGCTTAACTGTTAGCTCCGACATTCCAAAATCTTGAATTGATGTTTTTGTAAAATCATCAACCTTGCTTGCCATATCGCCAAACGTGGTATCTACTACGTTTTGAACCTCTGTTAATTGGCTCGCTAAATCAACTGCACCGCCTATTTTCCCGACAGCTCGCATGACCAACCAATAAGTTGCGTAAAACTTACCGATAGTTGAAGCTAAGCCCCTGAATCCACTCCTTGTACTCTTAATTGACTTACTCGTGTTTGAAAAGCCTGTTACAAGCGACCTACTAGCCGAACCGACTTTTGAGCCTTGTTGCGACAGATTGGCAAGTGCGTTAGTCATTTGAATAATGTTATTGCTGACTCTCGGTGCGTTAGATAATGTTGTCATTACCTCTTTCAAGGCACTGCCAAGGTTTCTTATGTTGTCCGCAGCATACCCGGCTGATTTTGAACCGAGCTTTGAGATTGAAGCTGTTAGCTGTGTAATCTCTGCTGATTGTTTTGAGATACTCGCAAAGCCCGACAATTCTGTTGCCATGCTCTTTAAAGCACTTGCCGAGCTGACAAGTCTTGCGGTATCAAGGTTGCCTAGCTTCTCCATGTCAGTCGCAATCTTGCTAAAGGTACGTGTGTCAATACTGCTCACACTTCTAAGTGATGTTGCAAGTTGTGACATTCCACTCGCAAAATTGCTTATGCTTGCACCATTGAGGGAATTGAGAGTAGTTCCAAGCCCTTGCAACTTACTTTGTAAATTGCCTATGGCTTTAGTCGCTTGTTGCGCGTCCGACTTGATTTGAAGCTCAATGCTCTCTGCCATTTTCTCACCTCCCTGTAATAAAAAAGAGCTACCCTAAAGTAGCTCTCATGTATTTATCCTTTGAGCAGATAGTATGTTGTAATCAATCCAACATAGCCATCTTGCTTAAGCCCTCTATTCTTTTGAAATACCATGACACATTTAGTGAGATAATCCGTCCACTTGCCGTAATCAGTATCAAGTTTGTAAAAATGGTACTTGTCATGCAGAGTTTTTCTCAGCCACTTAATGGCTGTCGGGCAGTTATGTCTCTGACCGCTCCACAAATTGTGATTTTTAGCAAATCTCTGTGAATTGGCTCCAAACTTGCCATCTTCTTTCAGTGCATCAGCTCCTTTGAGGTCGAAGCCTACATTCATAGCGTGCTGCCATTTTCTGACTGCTTCACTTTCCAAGTAATAGTCAACATCGCCCTTCCAGCTCTCATCACTCGGCTTGGCCGGCGCGGGTGCAGGCTGGCTTGTTACTGTTGTATCATTTGCTCCAAGCTCCGTATAGAGTAAGTTAGCGTCAGTGCTGTTATTCAGACCGCTACAAGTAAATGCACTTGAATACTGCCAGCCATACAGAGAATGTTGTATAACAGGCTTCTTCGCACTATTAGGCTCATCACCAATAGACATTCCTTTAGTGGATGGATAACGTGCAATCCAAAACGGACAGTTAATCTGATTTGCGTATGGTGCAATATACTGATTGTAAAAGCTAAGCCCTGTGTATACACCAAAGTTAAGCCCGGCACTTTTGATAACACTCTGATATGTGTTGATAATATCAATAAGCGTCTGTCCGAGCCCTTGCTGGCACTTATCCTCAACATCTAACCAAACAAAAGTTTTTCTTCCGTTAAGTGTCTGAATGACCTTATTTGCGTCTGTCTTTGCCTTGTCTACTGTTGTAGCGTATGAGTAGTTGTAAACACCTTGTATTGGCATTCCTACATCAGTACAGCCTTTCCAATTCGCTTCAAAGGTTTTATCCGGATTAAGGTCTTTGCGGATTATTTTTAGGATTGCAAATTGCACTCCAGCCCACTTAACCTTACTCCAATCAATATTTCCTTGATATGACGATACGTCAATTCCTTTATATGCCATTTTGTCACCTCATTAATCAGGACTTTCAGGTAATCCCGACTGTCTTAATGCGTTAATTCGTTGCTTCATTTCGTAAACGGCAATTTCCTCATTAGACTCTTTGTATTTAGGCTCGTTATCTTCTGAGTATTGCTCATTTAATGATTTCTCAATGTATTTTGCTCTTGCTTTATTACCATTTAAGGCTCTGTCAATCGCTGTAAGAGTTGCGCTTAATCCGTATGTGCCCCACCAAGCCCACATGTTGGAGTCGGTTTCTTTTTGTGCAAGCATATAAGCCTTTGAATAAGGCTCTAAATCAGCCGGACAAGACATGTCTATGTCCTCAACGCTAAATCCATAGCCTTTAGTTACCAAAAGCCAATATGGGCGGATTTCGTTGCAATATACTTCCCATGTAAGCTCTTTTACTTCTTGATTGGTTTCTTCTTGGCTGTCTGTACCTCTTTCGCCAACATCTTGGATAAAAAACTGTTTTTCTCCATTTCCGCAGACAAGCCATTATAGAGTGATTGTAAATCTCCGCCCTCTTCATTCTCCGGGTCAAGATAATCGTCAAGTAAATCGTATACCTTTACGAGCTGTTTCTCTTTTGCTTCTTTATCATTAAAATCAAAGCCAAATTCGTCAGCATGGAATTTCTGCAAGCCTACGAGTAAAAACTCCGGTAAAAACTCAAGCATGTTGTCAATGACTTCAAGTCCCTCACCCTGTTGCTTCATTCCTACGAGCCTTGGGATAATTTTATTCTTAACTACCGGTGCGTATCCGAATTTAACTGTATATTCTTTTCCACTTAATTTAATTTTCATTTTATCTTTCCCTTTCTCCCTAATTTATATAGGGAAAGAGGCAGTTTTAACACTGCCTCAATTACCTTGCTATATTGTTTCTTCAAGTTCGCTGTCAGCCGTGCTATCATCATAGCCAACCGCTACGGCTTTTTCCGATTGGCTCATGATTTTTTTGTGAGTGTGATTTCTGTTGGATAGCCTTGGTCATCCTCTGTGACCGCAACATCGTAGTTATCCTCAATCCACTTAGGTACTGTCTGTACTGATACAGTCGCAGTTCCTGTTAAGTGGTCATCGGAAGCCTCACCTGGGGCGAATGACTCCTGACCGATAAAAGCGCAGATACCCTCTGAACCTTTTCCGTCTGTACCATAAAGAATGATGAAGTCGAGCTTCTTACCCTCGTTAGTTACCATCTCGTCTTTATACTTCTTCTCAAAAGCTCCCGCAACTTCCATAGAACCGGCTGAACGTCTGCCCATTTCCTGTGTCTCTACTAAATCCTCAAGAGTTGAAGTATCTACCATGTTCTGTGAGCCGAATGGTGAGGGAATTGATTTTGCTCTAAGTAAGAGCTTGTAAGTTCCAGCCCAATAATCGCCACTTGTGGCGGATGCGGTTGGTGTCTTGTAAGCAATTCTACTTTTTAATCCTGTTGCCATTTTTATTACCTCCTAATTTTTCATAAAAAAAATAAGAGCCAAAAAGCTCTTATAATCTATCATTCCAGTCGAATGACCGCCTAGCACGTAATGTTGCTGTCCATATTTTGCCGTTTTTTCTAGCGAATGGAATCGTTGTCAGCTTGAATGACATAGCTTTGTATTCATTAGCCACTGTCTGCGCCACATTCAAGGCCTCTGAACGGCTTTTATTTGTTGTAACAATTACTTGTGCTGTAAATAACACTGTATTTATTCTTTCGCACTCTAAATCCTCATTCTGTTCAATAGGTTCGAGTGCTTGAACTAGCACTGTTGGGAAACTAGCCGCCGCACTGTCCGACTGTTCCTCTTGCGTGAATTTTAGCTTGGGATATTTAGTTTTCAATTTCTTCTCGCATCGGGTTTTTAAAATCGCATATGTGAGATTTTCAAGGTCATAAACCCATTGATTTTGACTTGCCACTTTATCACCTCAACTAAAATTTTTTCGTGCTGTTTTCATAATGTCATTTTCCATTTTCAAAAATGCGTGATACATCGGCATTGTAGGTGTAATGCCATATGAATGGTGTAATTCTCCGCTTTCGTCTCTCCAATACCAACCCTCACTGTCAAATGCGTGCGTCTGCCCCGGAAAAGTTCCCTGGCCGCCTCTTGTGTCATTAAAATGCGGTTTAGCTTTCCAGCCTGAGCCGTATTCTGCCATAAGCAAAGGCGATACATCAACTGTCTTAAGGCCGTCTGCTGTCTGCCATGTGCTTTGTATCTGCCCTGTTTCGGTAGCAAGCACAATAGCCGTACAGCCATCTGTTGTATCTTTAATTTCGTAGCTAAATGTAATATAGTGTCCAAAATTGCCTGTATTTGCTCGTGCTACGGCTATGCCATTACTAGCAAGCTCTCCGACAAACGCTATGCACTTGTCTTGTAAGCGGTCTTTGTATCTTTCAAGCTTGTCTATCGCATCTTGTATAGATTTTTCTGTCAGAGAAACGTCAATCTTCACAATTACACCTCTTTTACAACTGCTTTCAACATGTATTTAGCTGAGTAGAGAGAGGGTTTTACTCCTACTATTGTAAAGTCTGCGGAAGTCGAATCAACTAATCCGTTTTCATCCTTTGTAGGCTCGCTATCAAGCCAAATAACGTCACCTTTTTTAAAAGGGTATTCTCCTCTGTCTGTTAGCAAAACAGCATCAAAATCAGCCGTATTAAAGCCATATTCCTTGTTCTGTGCTTCTCCTCCGTCAAACGATATATTCGCCCAAAAATCAACCGGCTCCGAAAAGCCTGTTTCTTCGTGTGTGTAGTATATCTTCTCTCCGTCCTCCGTCTCATAAAACTTCGGATTTCCGTCCTCGTCTTTATCATAAACAGTGACAGTTTGACCTTGAAGCGCGTATTTCATGGCTTGCTTATTGATGTCAAGCATTTTTCTTTATCTGCTTGTAAATCTGATTAACACCGGTACTTGCCATACCCGACACAATGCCAACTGCTATTGCATCAAGAATGTTGTCTGCCGGATAACCGGGAATTACAAGCATTCCAACAATACCGAGTACTCCACCGGCTACACCTACGATAATAGGAATAACATTATCTTTAACCTGTGGTATCTGCTTTGAAGCATATCCGATTAAATAAGTAATTACCATAATAGCAACTACTGTAGGTACTTGTGTAAAGTCCATCAGTTTTTTCCTCCTTTACCTAAATGGATTTCCTCAATCTCATTTTTCATTTTTGTTACCATGCCATTACCACCGAGCGCGTGGTATGCGTCATACATCTCGCAAAAATTCTGATACGCATATGAGGGTATTTCGCCAAGCTTCATGTACTTATCGTGGTATTCGATAAGCTGTACTCGTAAAAGTAACATTGTACCTTTTCCGTTTGCTTGTCGTAGCTTCTTTTCCTCTTCAATGCGCTCATTTCTTTCTTTTGTGTCTATTGCTTTTTGCTTTTTCTGTTCTTGTAAAAGCCAAACAATATAGCCCAAAAGTGCCGTCAGAACAATTGGCAAGGCAATAATGTATGTCTGATAGATTAAAGTTTTCATCTTACAGCCTTTCATCTTTGGTAATTGGCACACCGCCCACCACCACTTAATGTGTACCGCCTGCTACCACTTTACCGACATCAGTAAAATGGTAACGCTCAATCTTCTTTTGCTATAGCACTTTGACAAAAGGGAAAACTCCGACAAACAGTTTATCTCTGTCTTTCCATGTACGGCTCACTCCGCCCTCACTCAATGCGCTCATGTAGTTCTCACCGGCTTGTGAATGGTCGTAGACAGCAAGATTGATAACGACATTCTCAAACTGCTTTAAGTCAGCAGTTATATCATCATCGGTGAAAGTGTCAGGATAACACCTTTTTGCCTTTACATCTTCCGTAGCTTGCTTAATAAGCTGTTCGATTATCGGATTATCTTCTTTGTTGTCGAACACTACCACATCAGATGTTGTTTCATCATCATTCGTGACTGTATCAATATGAAATTGTTTAAGTCTGATTTTGACTTGCTCTAATGTGGTGTATTCCATGCCAAGCTCCTTATAATCCAAACTTTTCAATTAACAGTTTCTTTAGCTCTGCTCCTGTAAGTTCTTCTGCATTGTCTATACCTTGTTCTGTGGCAAAAGCCTGTAAATCAGATGTAGACATGCGATTAATGGTCGTCTTACTATAATCAAAAGAAGCTCCGGAATTATTATTTTCCGGAACCTCTTCACCCGCGTTATACCATTTACCATTATGAATCACTATATATGGATATTTCATAGTCGCACCCCCTACTCTTCGCTATGAACCTCATATACGAATGTGCTATCCATATTCTCGTATGATGGAAGAACAACCTCAGAAGCAAATGTTGACATCTTCATAGGTGGTCCGTACTCCGTCTTTGTAGCGACTGTAATACCTACACCATATACTGTTACATCTACATCGGCTACCTGTCTTGCAGTTCTTTCTTCCGGTGTAGTACCAAACCAAGTGCTACCGAGACTACCCTCCGGAAGGAGTGTAACCTTGTTATCCGGGTAGAAGTACTGCTCCTTGCCATCATCATCAATGTACATCTTATCGTAAAGTACGATAGTGAGCTTTGTTCTCTTCTGCACTACTGAAATAACAGTATCATCGTCAACATCAATAGTTGCTGTAAGGTTCTGTGCGAGGATTGAGTTTCTTATCTGTGCATTATCAAGCAAATACTGAAATGTATTGCTGTTCATAAGCACATATCTAGCAATCTTGCCTTGCTTCTGTAACTTCTTCCTTGCATTGTTAAGGTCTGTAAGTGGCTTTGAATTAGCTGTATCGCTCCACATGCTTGTGCCGGATAACTTTGCGTAATGGTCTTTTGCGTATGAGCCATCCTTATCGTAATCATAAGCGTGCTGAACACCATCACTTACAACGGCAATTACTGGGTGGCCCGCGCTTGTGGCAAGAAGTGACATTCTCATACGCTCGGGTACAACTTCGGCACCGCTTACAAGGTTGTTAGTATCGTCATATACGCTTGATAAAGCACTTGCAAGGTAAGGGTCATCTTCTGATTGAATACGCTCGATTTCAAGCATTTCCTCTTCACCGACTGTCATTCCCTCACGGAAAAATGCCATCTGTGTTTTTTCCTTGCTTAATCCCTCTCTAGCTCTAATTGTTGGGATTGTGTCAAAGTTAGATGGTGCAAGTGATACCGGAAGCCCTTTATGTGTCTTAATCCAGCTTAAATCAAGCCCCTGTTTCTTTCTTTCTGGAAACCACTGTAAACCAAGATAAGGTATCTGATTACTAGCGTTTTCTGTTGCTGATAATGCGATAGACTTACTGTCTAATACTTCATTAATTAACATCTGTTTACCTCCTGTTATTATTCAAATACAATCATTGGAAGAGCCGTCTTAACTGTTTCGTCATATGTAACGCCTGAGTGCGCTTCTGCTACCTTTGTGTTAAGATATGCTTTCTTAAGCAGTACTCCCTGTGGTCTGTCCTCTGTTACATCAAACCTTAAAATACCTACTACTGTGGCTGTGTTATCAGCCTTGCCGGTTTTTCCGATTGGTGTGCCCGCTTTGACAATCTTCTTGCCCTGTGCGTTTGTAGTTGTTACACCATCAAAATCAAGTGTCAGTGGGATCGCCTCATTAGGCTCTCTCTTTAAAATCTGAACATCTCCCGCGTATGAAGTCTTTTCATACTGCATATTCATTTCCTTTGCCATTTTTTACCTCCTGTTATTACTGAATGTAATGTGATAAAATGTTGTTGCTTTTAGGTGCATCAGATATAAGGCTTTCTGCTATCTTTTCAGCATTTGTCTTATTTCCTGTATCACCATCGTTATTGTTACCGCCATTATTAGGATTAGGAGTACCTTTGAGTGCGTTTTTCTCATACTCCGCTATCGCATTGGCTTTCATATCGGAAATAATCTTGCCAAGTGATGTTGTGTCAAAAGAGCCATCCTCTTTTACTACTGTCTTTGCCTGTTCTGCAGTAATTCCAAAATCAGACATTGCACTCTCTCGTAAATCTCTGACAGCATTATCTTTCTGTAGCTTGGCAATCTGCTGATTGGCTGTCTCTAAGGCTTTATTTGCCTTTTCAAGCTCCGTCATGTTGCCATTCTGTAGCTCATCAAGCTGTGTCTGTAGCTCGTCAGCTTTGTCGGCTTTAGCCTTATACTGATTGGCTTTCTCTTTTTCTCTTGCCATTTCCTCACCGCTCTTGTTAAGCAGATTTGTTATCTGCTCATCCGTTGCGTCCGGGAAAAGCTTCAAAACATCATTTCTTGTCATTTCAATTACCTCCGTAACTCACGCTTTTGTTATCGCTGGTCGCACCAGCCGAGTTTTTCTGTTGTTTAACGCACAACTGCAAATTTTGTATAATAAAAAGCAACCTATAAGTTTTCCTTACAAGTTGCTCATTATTTGTAATATTTAACACTGCACCGGCAGTTAGAAATCTCTTTTACCTCTGCACCTAGCGAATGGTCTTTTGGAAACATCATTAGCGAGTTCCCGACTTCAAACGGCTTAAAAATATCAATTCTCTTTCTGTCAACATATGCATGTGTAGGTCTGACATGTGAATCTTCTTTTGAGCGCCACTCTTTTGTTTTGTAACCTTGTTTCACCATTTCGGTTTGTAATCTGTAATTGCCGACCGCATTAGCTTCATTCGCAGCTACATTTTTTGCTCGCTTCTGTGAAGTAAAATACCCTACATCCGTATTTTGCGTGGTAGCGTCAACTACTTCATTCACAATGTACCGGGCATAATCCGTAATGTATGAGGGTGTTTTCTTTGCTTTACAGTACTGCGTGGCAATGCTCTCATATCTGATGATAAATTCTTTAGTGATAGTTGTTATCTCTGTTTCTTCCTTGCCGGATAACAAGGCAAATAGCATAACAAAGATTTTTTCAAACTTTTCAGCAAGTTTTTTTCTATCTTCCTTTTCCTTGTCGGACAAATCCATCTCACCAAAATATGTATCATAATCTATGTCTTGTATTTCATTTTTGTTAAGTGCGTGGATTTCGTCTGCCATATCAAGCTCCAAAATAAATTGACAGCCAATTATTCATCGGCTGTCTTTCCATTGTTCTTATCATCATTATTATTGTTAGGTGTAGCTGTTGTCGGCTGTTCTTCCGGGAATAACATTTCCATGCGCTTAGCACTTTCAAGAGTAACTTGCTCAGGGTCACTAAACATATCAACCGTCTTGACGGCTCTCTTGTAATTGATACCGCACCTAAGTAATATCTCAAGCACCTCTGCCTTAACAAGCATGTTGTCTAGCTTATTATGATTAATGTGTATCTCAACATCGCTAGGCATGAGGGTAAAGTTCTTATTAATTCTCAGCCTGTTAAGAATAAGCCTAAGTGCCATTCTCTCCGATTTCTTAAGGATAGGCTCATTAATAGCCGTCCTAAGTCCGGCATCGTAATGTCCGTTTCGTAGTTCTACGGCTGAGCCGGTGTCACCGCCTGTGTTGCCCTGACGATTCGCAAGGCCTTGAATACTTAAAAATCTTTCAAAAAGGTCAGTAAATACTACCTGTCCCTCCGTCTGATTAAGTTCGCTCGTCATTACATCAACATCAGCCTTGTTATCTGAACCATTGTTAGATTTAACTACCAATGCTCCCTCTTGTCGCATTTTTCTGAATGTATCTATGTCAATCTCACAATTAACGAATTTCACCCATGCAGACACAAACTGCTCGACTCCATTAATTCTGTCTGATGTAAGTACGTTAATAGCGTCTGTAATTGCAATAGTCATTTCGATGTCAGATAATCGCCTAGCATTGTTTGGATATTCAATCACCGGAATTGCTCTATTGCCGTTTATTCCGCTTGCATAAATCTTGTCGTTACGAATATCAAACCACTCATTGTCAGTGAACACATAGTATATGTTCGCTCCGTTCTCGTCCTCTCCGATTTGACAAGAGAATGCCGGACGTCCGTTTGAGTAGTACACTACAAAGGTGTACATTGGATTTTCAGACGATAAATAAAAATCGCTTTCGTCAAGCAACTGTCCTTGTCCATCATCGTTACCGATAAATCTGTAGCCGGTACCGCATATGCTCCTCCAACGATGTATGTCTATGTCGCACTCCTGTTTGCTTTCTGAATCCATTGTAATGTTAAGCTGTGTGATTTCTTCCGACTTGTGGTTATCAGTGCCACGCAACACGTATTGGATTGGCTCGGCACACATCTCTGCAGTTTTGCGCTCGACAAGTTCATATGCAAGATTTACAGCAATCTTGTTATTGATTTCCGGGCGGTTCACTTTCTGTCGATACAAAATTGGTTGGTCACCACGATAGTATCTGTCAAGATACTCAATTTCAATAGCGTTTTGCTCGTGAATCACAAGTGCTTTATTCAGTTCTTCGATTATGTTGTTTTTTGTGATTTGCCTTTTACGTGTGAAAATAACTTGTCTGCCGTAATTATTTTGGCAGACGGCCGAAAAAGGTCTTACGTTTTTATGAGCATATCTATACATCAATAAAACCTCATGCCACTTGCAGAAGTTCTCTGTGGAACCTCTTTTATCTCAAATTCTTGTGTGCCAGCCCAAAACCATATCCATTTACGGCAGTGCGTACACATTACTTTATGGTGCTTCTTGTCGCTTTTATTTACCCACGTTAATAGCTTTCCGCAACGAGGGCACATTACACTTCGCTTTCCTGTTGGAACAATATTAATATTCTGATTATTCATGTCACCCTCGCTTCACTAAAAATAGCACCCACAATCTGTGAGTGCTATTTCTAAAAGAGATTTTATGCAATGAACGAATTACGATTTTTTCATAGTTATATTATAACTGTCAATTTTTTAAGTGTATATATGCAATGATATGCAAAACTATGCACACTACTGCACATTTTCAAGATATTCTTTTCCGTAAAGCCTTTCAAACTCTTGCAAGGCTCTGCCGTGAATTGTAAATATTTTTCTTATGCTCCAATTTGTAGCCTGTGCAATTTCTTCAAAAGTGTTTTGATTGACATATCTCATTGAGAGTACATGATAATAGTCAGTATTCTCCATACTATCAATTTGGCTGATAATATGATTTCTTTTTCTCATAAATTCATCAACAAGTCTGTCTGTATCTTTTTCCAAGTCCACAATTTTAGTTACTGTACTGCCTAGCTTATCTTTGTCAGATGAAACATCAACCGCTTCTTTGTCCGTTGAAACAGTAACGCTACATGCTATTGTTTTAAGCCGGTATATCTCAGACAGTTTATTTTGTATCATTTTATCTAATCTGCTAATCTGATTTAAGTAAGTTTTTGTATTCATAATTTCGCTCTCCTCATTGCATACTTATAATTAATAAATTCTTCCCAATATATCTTGTTGAACCGAGTGTCTCTAAATCTATTATCAAACTTTCTTTTATCAACTATAAAGTCTAAACCCTCTTTTAATCCCAATAGAATATAATCAGGCACAAACGAAGCCGGTATTCTCACAATCTCATAACCATTGTCAATACAGCTCATTATCCTTCTTTCTCTTAAAAAATCCTTATTTTCATCTGTGTGATATATTTCGCCATCAACTTCAACAATCTTCTTTAAATCTGGTATAAAAAAGTCTACTTTGCATTCGCCTATTTTGTAATTTGGATAATATTTGATGTTTTCTTTTTCAAGCTGTATGGCAAAGCAAATTTCATTTACGCTATTAAAAACATAGCCCTCTGACATTATTTTTCGTGCAACTTCGCAAGCCTCTTGTTCATAATCTAAATCTTTAATTCTTTTTCGTTTTGCCTTTTTCTCTATTTTTTCCTTTGCTTTATCCACATTTGTAAGTTGTTTCAACAATTTTATTTTTCTGTCGCATTCCTCACAAACGTATTTTTGCTTTTTGTTAATTTCGATAGTGGCTCCGCACATAAAACAAGTATTTGTCATTAATAAAGCCCTCCTCTGAACGGATTGTGTACTGCTTCAACCTTTGCTATCCGCTTTTCCCTAAAAATCATATCGCACAACTGCGCAGTAGAATCCACGCCATCATCATGTTTCATTTTGCCCTCATATGTGCAAGAAAGAACGTTTTGAAAATATTTTTTGTATTCCTTAGTTTGTCTTTCAAGTTTTATGAAATGCAGTTTTCTTATATCCGGCGCATGATTTTTAATTCTGTCCATTTTTGCAGTTTTGTTATCTGCCGGGTCATGGCTTGTCAATATTGGGTAGCAATCTTTCTTCCATACTTTCTCGCACTCCAAACGATAGGCAGATGTTGTTTTTGTTTCCTCAAAATGTACCTCTGCTGTTTTATTCGGAAATTTATCCAAGTGGCTTTCCATTCTGCTCGTTACTTCGGGAATTGTTATATCCTTATCGCCATCGTTATACACAACATCCACGATATAGTATTCCTTTTCAATCTCATAGCAAATTGGCATTGATACAAAGTCTCCACCGCCATATGCCGGGTCGTTTGCCGAAAAAATTCTATCAGGTCTTATTCCCTCAATTTCTGCTGGGTCAAAAAAGTTCATGTTATCAATATTGAACATCTGACCTTTTCTTTCTATCGGCTCTTGCTGATATTGGGCGAACCATGAAGCCATATCGTCATTATCTTCAAATGAAGCCATTCTGCGCTTATAATCTAATGTGGAATATCCCAATTTGTAGGGATAGTCAAAATTGCTCTCATTGTTTTCATTGAGTGCCGGAATTATAACCTCTCTATGACGTATGTTTTTATATTCAGGATTATTTGCAAGCAATTCTAATCTGCGTCCTTGTACGTCTCTTGGCGCCCATCTCGTGCCTATTCCTAGTAACTTTGCTTTGCCGGGCTTAATTCTTGGCATAAAGTTATTATCAAACTTTCCCCAAACTGTAGCCTGTCTATCCTCGCTTAGTGCTTCATCAATACCACTAAATAAATCGTCATATACTCCCAAGCCGTCACAATCACATGCTCCGTTCAGCGTTCCGTATATAGATCGCATGGTAAATGTTGGGTATGTTTTTTTACGCAAGAAGTCTATCGTAAGGTCTTTTCCGTCTGTGATAGCTCTTTTCTCTACAATTTTAGGGTAAATATCTTTGTAGGTGTACGTTGGGTCATTTACCATTTCTAATGTTCCATCGTAAAATCCTCCGGTTATTTTGTCAGAATATGCCGAATATAGATTTGACCTCTCAGGTCTGTTTGAGCCAAACCACAAATTACCCATTTTAACGATTTGAGTCTTTCCGATACGTCCAGGGCAGAACACCATGCCCTCATCAAGTTTGTCATCGTACAAATCTTGAATAAGCTGTGCGACTTTGCTTAACGGATTTCTTCTTGGCAAATAAAATCTTTCCCATGGTGGACGATTTTTTTCCATGTAAATCATAAAGCTCTCAAACTTATAGTGGGCTTCCATCAAGAATAAATCAAAATAGTGATTAACTAAGTCATATGGTGTAGTCTCATGCTTAAAATGGTAATAATCCAAATCCCAAATCGTACCACCCGTTTTAGCCGTGCAGAAGTCCTCTATAAGCTCTTTTGCCCTCTTAGTGAGTTGTAGTCCATACTCAATATCTTTCTCGCCATTTATGGCTACACTACAAGCATCTACATAGGCATTAATTACTTGCTCGTCTTTCCCTTTATCCTTTATGTAGTTTTCATATCCGTTTACTGTGGAAATAAGGCTCTGACTAGCCATAAGAAAAGCACCTCCACTTTTAAAAAGCAAAGGTGCTTATAGACCTCTGCCTATAATTGTTTTAGGGTAGCGACTACAATCAATCTGTAGCCGGTAAAATTTTGTTAGAGTGCTGGCATTGCTTCGTTGCAAGTCGGAAATAGTTTCTGCAAAAGTGCATTATAATTATCAATTACATGTCTTCCCGAAACTATGTATGTTTTAATACCATATCTTTGTGCTGTATCTCTTTCGATATAACAGCCATTCCAATCATACGCTTCATCGATTCCAATGAATACATCAGCCTGTGCCAACTTCTTAAGGCTTTCGCCTAAATACCATACAGCTTCTTTACTGTTTTTCGGTGGGTTATCCTCAATATAGCTGTCGATAAGCTCTAATTCCTCGCCCTCGTATATTTCAGCAATCTTTTTCATCTTCTGAATACTTGCTTTGATTTCTTCCTCTGTTCTGCCTTTCATCGGCACGCTTACAAATAATCTTTTCATGTTCTCCGTCTCCTTTTCTATGTTTTATCAACCTTTATCTTTCTAAGGCAGCAGCTACGATTAGTCCGTAGTCGGTAATACATGTTTACAAAATATTCATTTTCTTGAACGTAGAAAAGATTTTCGGGGCTTGAATTGCAAGCCAGTCAACCATTTCCTCATTCTTCGCCCATGCACCATCAAACCGATTTGAACTATCAGACAGTCCGCTCTCATTTAGAAAAGCGTGCACAATTTCATGCCTTAAGGTCTTTTTGCGATATGTTTCTTGTGCTTTTTCGTCCATGCCTACAAAGTATTTTTCTTCGGACATATCGGCAACTACAATCAACTTGTTTTCTTCTTCACAATAGCCTGCAAGACCTTTTTCCTTCATGTAACTGTCCTCTGATACTTTGTGGGTTTCGATTCTGTATTCTGTTCCAAGAATATCTATTTTCATTGTATTACCACAAACAAGAAACTCGTTCTGTGATACTTTTCTTTCCGAGTGGGCTTTGTCTAATTCTTTTTGAAGTCTTGTTATTTCTTCTTCCATTGTTTTAATTATATTTGGGCTTCCCATATTCTCACTCCTTAAAGTAATCTTTCAGTGTTTGCCTGTCCGCCTCGTCATCTGCCACAATAACAGGTTCATCTCCTAAAGTGGAACAATCTATAGGCTTGCCATTTAAACCGCCTATTTCGTGTGATTGTGCTTCTCTAAGCGCTTCACGCTCTATTAATTTAATTACTTCTGCCATGCTCATTTCTCATAAACCTCTCAAAAGCTTCCATGCACTCATTACATAAATCGTAGGTTATATTCAATATGCCGTTTCTCGTGATTGAGTTCGTACACAACAGCCCTACTTTTATTTCTTTTCCACACCTGTCGCAAGTGTGCCATTCTTTTTGATGTTTCATTTTTCCACCAACTTTCTAAGCACCATTCATAAACATATTTCCAAAATGGAAATCATTTAGTGCTTTTTCTAATTCATCTTTGTACCTAAACGGACTTAAAGGGCTTTTTATTTCTTCCCTCAAAACCGGCATTGCCGCATCTATCAAAATACCTTGTGTAGCACTTGCAAGATTTTGTGGTGGCAAATCTGCTAAAGCGCATAACTCCATTCTTTTATGGTCACATTTTTCAGATTTAGGACAACTTTTACATTTTTCTGCTAATTTACTTAAAGGTTCCGCCATTACTACACCAACTTTCTACCGCAGATAGGGCAATAATTGATTTTTATATATCCAAGGCAACCGCTGTCTCCTGTGTCAATCAACACTCCAAATCCATTTTCATCTTTACAAATAAAATCTCCACCAGCGTATCTTTTTTTCATATATTCATCATCGTTCATTGCTATATCTTCGCAAAATTCACACATGTTACACCTCAACCTCATATTCCTTAAAATAGTTTCCAATATCTTTAGGTATCTCAATACCTAGTTCTTTTGCCCTTTTAATACATTTGTCTTGTGGATAAATAATATGTGCTTTTGTATCTCCACAAGTTGTACAGTCTGTCCCAGAACTATATTTTGCACATTCTTCTCTGTATTCGCATATATCGCATTCGGTATTTTTCTCTTTATATTTTTGCGGCTTGTATTTCTCAAAATTCTTGCACTCACAGTCAAGTGATGTATCGTTCCCTTTTTGGCATTCATAAACCGGATATTCTTCTCCTGTTTCTTCGTCAAAATCAAAATCTTCATCACAATATTTGCAAATTGAGCAATCTTTCATATTACACCTCAAATTTTCGTAAATATATCCAAATCATAGTTATCTCTGATATGGTCAACAACTTCCTGTAATTTGCTTTTCACAAATTCATCATTGGCAATATCTGGGTGCGCATAAAACATGCAACTGTCTTTCTTTCCGTCTGCTTTATATTTACGATAATCAAATGTCATTGTAAAAAGTGGTATTTCTGTCAGATTCTTTGTCTTGTGTCTTATCCAACGATTAACAATTCTCTCAATCATCGTTCTTCCCCCATAAATTATCCGGCAATTCCTCGCCGCCATAAATCTTGTTAGCGTATTTAAGAAATGTCGGCACGCTGCAACCTGCTACTTTTGCCGCCTTTACCTGTGAAACCTGCCCCGATATGTACAGGTTAATTGCTTCATAAAATTTATCTTTGTTTAGTGGGTGTACGCCCATAGCCATAATAATCACTCCTTACCATTCCTTGCTTTCACACCAGCTACTCTTACAAGCGTGATTCATAATGTTAATTAAAACCTTTTCAGAAGAAAAATGAACTAAGCTGTAATCACATCGTGCTGAAAACTTTGTGTTGAAATATTCATCAACTAACATCTTGTAGTCTGTATTATCGTCCATATCACTTATAGCCGCATAATAGGTATCTGTATATCCGTCACGCTCTATGTCGGTTTCTTTTGTTAAATTATCTACTACTCTTGATAAAACCTTATCTGTTAATGGGTAGTGATATTCTCCAGTACATTCTCCGTGTTTATCTAAAAAGTATTTAAAGAATGCTTCTGTATTTTCTTTGAGTGTTTCATCGTTAGTCCAATCATAAGCTATCTTACCAGCTCTACTTATCATTCTTTCTTCGGCAACTTCCCAATCACTTTGAGAATAATCGCTTATCGGCTTAAACTCTTTCACTTTTTTATCTTTGGGTAAAAAAGAATTACACTGTTCTCTGTTAAGAGAATTACTTTTAGTATTTAATGTTTCGTAATTAGTGTTTAAGTAATCATTGTTAGTAATCCCTGTTAAAAGAGTTGCATCTTGTGGCATTCCCGAATTACACTTTGTGTCATTCCCTTGGGAATTACATTTTGTGTCATTCCCGTCTGCCTGTTTATGTAATTCTTGTCCTTTATCTTCTGCTATAACCTCTTGTCTGATATTTTCTTCCCATTTTTTAACTTCTGCATTGATAACATCATAATTAGGTCGTATATGTATAGTCGGCATTGAATTGAATTTGTATTTTGCTGTAATTACAAATTTCTTTTTCACTAACGATTTAATTGCTTTGTCATACTGCCTTTCAGTAATCCTTATTTCTTCCCACCAGTCTTTTCTTTGCTTTGCAATCCAATATTCGCTGTCTTTGTATACCTTGACTTTGCTTTTGTTATCTTTAGTTGGTGCAAACCAATATAAAATTCTTGATAACAGCGTACCCTCTATCAAATCACCTGTTATGTCAATATATTTGTGAAATGTGTGATTACACCTTGCTGATGATAAGAAATTAACTTTTGTTTGGATTTCATTTTCTGATAGCATATTTATTACCTGCCTTTCTGATAACTGCCTTATTAACAAAACAACAAACAGGCACTAAGGCTTGTGCTTTTCGGTCTGCATCACCTAGTTTGTTGTAATTGATGTGGTGTGGATTTGAACCACACATGAGATTCCGTCAGTTAGTCTGCACCTACGAATAGGGATAGATGGATTTTTATTTTCTAACGGATTTATAGGTGTGATTGCTTACAGCTATTTACCAGACTTGTTCTAGCAATCCTTGTCGCACACCTTTCTCTTAACCACCGGTTAGCGTTTACCCATTCCGCCACACATCAACTCACATACAGGTTGGTTTTAGGACAATACAGGTAACCAACAACTATATTTCCATTTCACTTATATGTGAGAACGCCGACATCGTGAATCGAACACGAACAACATTTCTGTTGGATAGCTTAGCAAGCTATTGGAATACCTTTATCCCATATCGGCACGCGCCGTGGCAACACTGATTGTCGCCACGAATAGCCTTTTGTACTTCAAGGCTATGTAGTGCTATTAACACTACTAAATCGGCAAGGTTGGGAATCGAACCCACGACAAATCAGCTATTAGCTGACTGCTCTACCACTGAGCTACATGCCGTTAATGAGGGTGAAGTCTAAGGAGTGGCTACACCCTCCGGAGATATAAATTTGTATGTGCTGTAGGAAAAGAACTAGCGAAACCTGCAGCAAAGGACATGTGAGGGATTGCACCTCACCTAAGACTCATATGATTTGAGTTGCCCTAGTTTAACAATTAATTAAAGGGGGTATATATGTCTGCTCCGCCTATTACAGATGTCTTTACGACAGGTTGGTTTCCACGCTCGTGCATTGTGGGATTATACACGATTAAACCCTCACGAGCCTTGTGACGGCTCTTAACAGTTTTCCACTATGAGGGTGAAAGGAACTACTAAGTCCAATGTCGGGGAACCAAGTAAACCCCGAACAGGGCATGTTGGATTTGAACCAACGAAATGCGGGAATCAAAATCCCGTGCCTTACCACTTGGCGAATGCCCTATATCTACTGCCACATAAAAGCTATGGCAAGTATCTGACCGAACATTATAGCAATGCTAATGAGCCTTGTGGTAACTGTCTCTTTTTCGTTTAATGTGGCACTTATCATTCCAAGCGCAATTAATGCCAGCCATACTGTTGTCGCGATTTTTAATACAAACATGATTTACACCTCATTTTCTTTCAATATTGACTCGGCTATGCACGCAAGAACTAAAAACACTATTGAGACAACCATTGAGCATCGGTCAGCAAAGAGTATTCCGTAAAACATACAAAATAAAATTATCCATGTATACAGGCCCTTAAGAAACATTGGCATGAATTTATAAACAATCTTGTCGAAAATCTTCCATTTGCGCTTAGACTTAAGTTCGCGAGCTTTATCCATGTACCATTCTGCCTTGCTCATATCCTCAGCCACAGAACCTTTATGCCCGGCACGATATTTATACTTGTATGCAGTAATTTCACACCATTTAGCCACATCCTTAAGCCCGTAAATGTCAATCATTTCATCAATACATTCTTTACGATTAGGCAAGTTATAGTGGCTAGGGTGATTTACCATATCGGAATTAATTTTGTTAGACTCAAATCCTGTTAATTTCATCACTGTTAGCTCCTTTACTGTTATATATAATATATAACTATTATTTAATCATAGTTGTATGTATATATATTATTATTGTGTATGTTGTTTAATTAATATATAACTTATGTTATAATAATAAATACTGCTTGGTGCGATTGAGGTATGAGTAAAGGCCTTTTTGTTTTGGCGGATATTTTGGGGGCTAAGCGGGGCGGTTTTTCACTTTTCACATACACCCCCCAGGGCACCTAATACGTGCGCCACTCAGCTCTAAAACATCAAGCATTTTAAATTGTATCTATTGCACATACAATTTATCTATACCCTTTTAACTCTTCGCTAAACAACTGTTTTGTGCATAGTTGCAATAATTCGATAGCCCTCAAAGCCTTATAAATCAAGGGATTAGAATTGTATGTATTGTATATACAATTACTTGGCATTATCAACCATGTTATCACCTGATAATGCTTTAATATTCTGACTATTTGCACCGCCTAACTGTGGTAATTCGTTGGCGCTTAAAGCTCTCGCTTGTGTAGCTTCGTAGCCGATTCCCGGCTGATTCATACCAAACTCATTATTGCCAACGAACATAGCACCGACAGGGGATTTATTGTCGTATGCTCTATCCTTGATACAATCTTTACGGATTCCTTGCAATTTTTGCCAAATCTCATAACTTTTAGGGCTTGACTCTTTATTTAATCTCCAGTTATCTATAACACCGCAATCTATATTACACCAATTACTAAATGCAACAGTACTACATAGTTTATTATATTTATCACTAATATATATATATTCATCACATATATTATTTAATATATTATAATTATATCTATTGTAGTTGGTTAACATACATGTATTATCATATAACCGCTTATCTTTTAATATACTGTTATCATTAAATATAATCTCTCCGACTCTTTTACAAACAGCCTTCCACGGCCTTTGACCCTCACTTTTCAAATCGTCAATTTGCAATTCTTGGCAAGCCTGATCTATAGCCCTCTCGAAATCCTCCCGATAAAGCTGGAAAGTGCCAAAATCAGCGATTAAATGTTTAGTTATATTTCCTTTAATTTTTTCCATTTTAGCACCTCAAAATCATAAAATAAAAAAGCCCGCACCACTTGGAGCAATTCCAAGTAATACGAGCTAGCCGGCATTCGCTTATTAATTTAATTAAAATAATAATAATCAAATATACTTATTTTGTCAATATACTGATTATTGGATATATAGCAAATAACTGTATTGATTAATATATACCACATTACACACATATATATTAATTATATATAAAAAAATAAAAAGCCGGTCACAAAAACCGACTTTGAATTTTAAAACGGGCACTCGTTGTTATTCTTTTCCAACTCGTCCAACTTCTCCAATACTAATTGGTTTACGAATCCATTAATTGTCAGCCCTTGCGCCTGTATTCGGTCTTTTGTGCCTTTTGGCAGCATAACGCTTATTCTGTCATAGTTCTCTTTTGCTTTTTCATTCTGTCTCTTTACTCTACTTTTATAGTTTTCAATCATTTTCTTTTCATCCATTTTTTACACCTCATTATATAAATTAATAATATCAATAATCACTAACAATAATACTATAAATAATATTGCTATACATAAATATATAACAATTAAATTACTATGTCAATATTAATTACATGTATTATTGCAATTATTGTTTTATTACTTATTATATATAATTTTGAAATTATGAATATAAATATTATTCTAATTAGTAGTATAAATATTTTTGCAATATTTTTGCAATTATGTATTGACATTACTAATATAATATGATAATGTATAGTCAAGCCGAAAGGCAAGGAACAAAATAAAAAAGCCTGTCGCAGAGCTACCAACTGAACGACAGGCACCAAACAAAATAATAATTGAAAGGTGACTGTATTATATCACAGTCAAAAGGGAAAAGAAATGAAAAAATTATCACACAAGGAAATTTGCAGAATGGGCGAAATGGTTAACGGCATCAAGTTAAATTGTAACATCTATACTTTTGAAAACGCAGAGAACTATATCTCACAGCTGGAGCCGTTCGACGAAAAAAGTGGCGTTTGCTGTCACAAAGTCAATGAGATTATACAGGAAATTAAAAAAGAGTTTCCCGATGCTAAAGGTTGCCAAGTCGACTCTAAATACTATGCCGCCGGAGTTTATGGATGCATTGGCAGACTTTCAAAAGTTACCGTATTAGATAGCGAATGGAATAGCAATGGGAAAAGCTTTTATATTTATTTTTAAGCCGAAACGCTCCAACGTGGAGCGTCCACCGTGGAACGGTCTCCCGGTGCTGATGATGGCAGACCAGAAAGGGCGTAAAAATGAGATATTGCGGACGACAGAAAAACGAAAAAGCGTTGTTATTAACGGACGATGAAATTATAAACAATGCGCTTGAACAGGAAAAAAGCGGAATAAAACCGCATTATGCTTTTTATGATTATAAGAACCATGAAAAAGTAACTCCGGCGGGCTGGCTTGTATGGTCTTTGCGTGATGGCGGTTGCGGTGTAGTTTACCGCCGTAAGGATGGGAAAATGATTATTACAACCGGACTACAAGGTGATTTTTGTTATTGTTAGGGGGTGCAATATGAGAGATTTAATCGAGCTTTTAAAGGCTTTCGGGCTTTTTGTGTCATGCCTTGTAATTGGGTATGGTGGTTTGTTTTTATTTTTTTATTAAATTGCAATTAGTAAGTTACATATTTCAACAAAAAGTCGCATAACTCAACTGATACTATCGACTTAATTTTTATTTAATTAGGAGAAATAAGAAAATGACAAGAATTGAGAAAATGATAAAAGACGGATATCCCAAAATTATAAAAGGTAATGGAGGATATAGAGCATATTTGAAAGATATGCAACCTCTAGGTGGTGGTGATTATATGGCTATATATCGTTATCCCGGTGGGGAATGCTGTCACAGCTTAGAAGAGATACAAAAATGCTTTGAAATCATTGAACAATAAGGGATGATATTGGAATAATTCGCAAGCTAATAGCGGTACAAATTAACAAGGTGTATTCTAGCCGGAATCGAACCGGCTATTAGCTTTATATATAAGGCTTTTCGGGTCTTATATTAATCAATTTAATTATTTTATTTATAGGTGCTTTATACAACTTTACGACTGTATATATTGCACTCCGTCCGCGCGTCCGGTAAATAATCGCGTCAATGGGTTTTATAAATGCCCTTATATTTATATCAGGCTCAAGAGGTGCAACGCCTGAACAAACAATTGTGTGCCCGCATAGGTGCTTTGCGTTACCACCTAATAAAAACAGATTAACGCACGTATGAACCGCGAAAAGGTCAAAAAGTAGCCTATAAACCACGCACTAAAACAGAAAAGAGGGTTAATGAATGGACAACGATCTAAAAAGTCTTGACGCCGTAGAACGTGAAATAAGAGCACGCTACAACGGCAAATATCAAAGCGCGCCGGAATATCAAGCAAGCGAGCGCGCCACACGCAAAGCGATAACAGATATTTTTAGAGCTGTCGCAGAGTCGGGCACGTGTGACGATGTTACCGCACTTATTAGTGGCAAGGAATACCGCCGGACGGCCTTCTCCAATTATCTACAGCATAAAAACTATATAAGTCCAATAATTAAGGCTTGTTATAGATAGGGGGGTGTATTATGCCAAAATATGAATATTTGGGGAAAAAGGAAATATATAAGCGAGTCAAGGCGCTAGGCTATGAGATGCCAAAAATAAGTGATTTTGATTATATCAAGTATGATTGTATAGAGTGGATGGAGTCGCACGAGTTAAAAATCACAGTTCAAAGGTCCGGTGAATGGTTGCAAGTTGTAGAAAAGTGCGCGCACGTTCACCCGGTCACTTTATTTTGTGACTATCGAGCCGGAAAATATATCACACGTTATTATTAGGGATATTCTGTATCCCTTTTTGTTGTGCCAAAAAAATCAAGCGTGCAGCCGTTGGAACTGTCGCGAGTTGTCCGGGTATAAGTCCGGGTGCTGTAGTACATTGACAAATTAACAAAACCGGTTTATGATTTTATGATATACACATTTAAAGCCGTGTATTTGACGTTTTAAGGGCTTAAGGCATGTTAGCGTGGATTTTTATCGAGTGTACTAAAATAAGCCGTAAAACAAGCCGTTTACAATGCCTAAAAATATAATTATAGCATTGCAAGCCGTCAAGCCATGCCGGGTGCGAGTTGTTACAAGTCAGGCGCACCAACTCATGGAAAATGTTTGAATTTTCAGAAAGCTTCACTCAATTAAAGTGCGGTGCGAGTTCTTTGCAAGTTCTCGACAAGTTTTTGTAAAATTTTGTGAACGGATTTTTGAAATCGAAAAAACCAAAGGTACGGGGGCACTTTTTTCATCCTAAAATTTTTAGGAATTTGAATTTTGAATTGCCAAAAAATAAATGCTCTTGGCACTGTAGTCACTCTCTCCTAGTTTTTCAATCAATTTCTGCCGTGTCATTTCCGGATTAGTCCGGTGTATGTATTCTAATAGTCTGTCTATTTTATCCATATTTTTGCTCCAATAAATTAAATATTTTGTCAGCCGTGTATACAATATTTCGCCCATACAGGCTCATAAAGTCTGCGATTATTTCCTCTGTTTCTATGTCGATGTCACAGCCGTATGAAAATGAGTACACATGCACTAGCTCATGGCATAGTATTTTGTCAGCCATGTAATCAGACACATTATCAGCTATCGTTACTGTCTTGGTTGTATTATCAGTCACTCCTAAACTTATTGCGCCGTCAGACCGCCTTAATTCGCTTGATGTGGGCTTTTTAAATTGTATGTGCCACAATATATCATTAACTCTTATATCCATGCTTATACCCTCTAAAAATGGCTATGAGCATTACTACCCATAGCCTTAATAATTACAGTTTTGATGCAAGATTGCTCATCTTGGTGCGCAAAAGGTTGCGTTCATCGGGTGTCATGTCATTTAAAAGCTCTGATATATCTCCGCTTAATTCACGGATATACATATCAAGGGCTTTCATTTTATGCTCTTTGTCCTCTGTAGAAGCTCCTTTGTGCATTTCTTTTGTCTCGGTATAATGTCTCTTTGCTCTGTCATAATTGCTTTCACTCACATGTGGCGCAATCGGTTCAGAGTAGTACATCTTACCTCGGCTTTTATCCATGTCGCGCATATACTCCATGTCGTTGTAGTTTACCGGCATGTGATAATATGGCGGTTCTTCATATCCTCTGCGTGTTCCACGGCCTTTAGGGGCAAATCTGCCATTTGCATAGCGATATTGGTCGTAATATCTTCTGCCACTTTCTTCGCCATATTCTGCCTTAAGACTTCTTAGGAGTTCTTTGTCGTACTCTTCTTCCTCTTCATCAGCCTTTTTCATAGCCTTGGAAATTATTGAATGATACTCAGCTTCTGCAAGGTCTTTTATCATATCCACGACCTCACCCATTTCAGAAGTGTCAACATTTTCAATGCCCTTTTCAAACTCGCTGACGGCTTTCTCTGTAAGACACTCTTGCATTTTGTGTATTCTTTCAACGTGCATACTCTCGCCCCCTAACCAATTCGATTTACTGTGATGTTAGCATTTGCAACACTGATAGCCTGTGCAGATGTATTCTTGACAGAAATTGCCTGACAGCATCCGCAAGGAAGCCATACATCTGTTGCCATAGACACATTGTTAAATGCTTCAACTGCTGTTGGTGTAGAGATTGCCAGTGTAGATAAGTCCGGCTCGCCCTCGACAGCAATAGCTAATGAAATTGCTCCTGCGGTTCCGCCTGTAGGAACTGCAATATTTCCGTTAAATTCTACTCTGTACTTTGCTTTGCAAGTGTTGGTAGCGCCTTTAAGGTTAATTAATCCGCTTCCTGTTCTGTGTGAAATATATCCTTTATTGCATACAGACGTTGGCGCATCTGTAAATAATACATTTCCGTTTACTGCAACTGTCTGTGTTGCAACATTTGAAAATTCAGCCATAATAAAATCCTCTCTTTCACAAAATAAGGGCAAACATTATAGTCTGCCCTTGGGTTATAAGTAATACTGCTTAGCAGACATAATCTTGTATTCAGTTCTTCGAGTGGAAACTCGAAAGAAACTCGAAAGAACTCGATTAAGATACTCAATTATTCAGTTTTAGCAATTACAGCCGGTATTGCAACCGCAACCATAGTACGCATTTGGATTAGGTACTGTGTATGCCGGGATTGGTGCCGGGTTTACAGCATTGATAATCTGATTTGTCTGCGCTGCCATTGTACTAGTCAGAAGTGCGTTCTGCCTATCCTGTGAAGCGGCTCTGCGTAAATCATTGTTCTCTGCCTGTAAGGTTGCAATCTTGTCATTTGTCAGGAAGTCAAGAATTGCTCTTGTTCCCGCCTGCTGGCTGTCAATAATATCTCTTGTATTATTGTTCATTGTGTTCTGTAAAGCACAAGTGTTAGTTGCCATGTTGTAGTTTACACCTTGGATGGCTTCTCTTGTCTCGCAGCAGCAGTTAGCAAGCTGTGACTGTAAAGCGTTGGTATTCTGCATATTAGCAACTGTGTCAGCGTTTACTGCCTGCTGTATGCCGTAGCCGGTCTGCATGATATTTGTGTTAATACCATTAAAACCTGTGAGCATACTGTTGTTCATGGCATAAAAGCCGTCACAAAGTCCGTTGGAAATGCCATCTAACTTGCTGATAACTGCCTGATTGTCAAAACCTCTCTGAATTTCGCTTCCGACACCACCATTAGTGCCACCGAAACCACCAAAGCCGTTACCCCAGCCCCCAAATATCGCAAATACTACGATAAGAAACCAAAGCCATGAGCCGTCATTCCAGTTATTTCCGTTGTTTCCGTCCAAATTCGCCACAATAGGTACGCTTGGACAATTTCCTGTGTTGAACATCTGTTTTACCTCCAAAATTTATTTCATAAAGAGCCGTGCGCACGTTCTCTCATATGCTATATCCCAAAATTACCTCTAATCTGCTTCATTACATCATCAGGATTAATGCCCTTTTCTTTGCATAGGTTTCTCGCCATTTGTTCAATTCCCTTGCTGTTTCCGCTTTGAGCCATGCTCATTGCGTTCTGAATCATTGGATTTTTCATTACGCGATTATTGCTCATTATCTGTTGCATTATTCCCATTACATTCATGCTTTTTCACTCTCCTTGCTTTGTACTCGTGAAGTTTTTCTTTGTGCTCCTAAAGATAATTGCTCAATTTTCTCTGATAGTTCGTTGAGCTTTGCCATAATGCCCTCTGTGGCTTTCTCTGATAGGTCAAATTCAAGCTTTTCTGTGTCACCCGATAAAATGTCTGTCTTACCATTTAGAACCGGTTTAAAAGTCAATGTGCGTATTGTTCCGTCAGCATTCCAGCTCTTAGCATATATTTCTGTTAAATCCTGTTTTGGAAAAAATGCTACACTGCCATCCATTGGCACCTCGTTGGGATTAATAGTCTCAACTGCCTGTACTACTCTGCCACTTATTCCTTGTGTTGGTTCGGGCTGTTGGTATCTCTGATAGCTCGCCATTGGGTTGTACTGATATGCTCCATAATTAGGTGTATAATTCATCATTGGTTGCTGATACGGCATGTTCATCTTTGTTTTCCTCCAAAACTTCCTCTATCGCTTTAATGACAAGAGACAATGTCATTAGGTCGATTTTTTGTAACTCGCTTTTTGCAAATATTTGTTCTCTTACTTCATCGTCAAACATAACATCATCTCCTTATGCCTAAATTGTGGCATAAAAAAAGAGAAGAGCATTTCCATGTTCTTCTCATATTTGTGTCATATAATGGCTTTTCTATATACAATTTTTACTACACACTTTTTGGGGTGGTTACTACACAGTTACTACACACTTTTTGCATTAAAATACATTAAAATACATAGAATTTTATATTTTTTACGATTTTACGAAAATCCCGCAGACCCTTTATTTTCTTAGGATTGCGCCATTATTTACGAAATCGTATGGCACTCCTTGATATACATAATAATTTTACCAGCTTTAGTATAAAAATGCCCTACAAGCGTTGATTTTTCAACATTCTGTGAATTGATTGTGTGTACTACTACACACTTACTACACACATTTTCTTCTATATTCTATGATTTTGTTGTCAGTGCCAACGATTTTTTCAATGTCAGCAAACGACTTTTCGGGTGTAACATGTGTATACAAGTCCATTGTCATTTTCAGTGTTGCATGACCCAAATATGATTGAACAACTTTCGGCTCTATCCCTGACTCAAAACATCTTGTCGCAAACGTATGTCTGAATGTGTGACCGCTAAAAAATGGAAATTCATTGTCACTGCTCTTTGTATCATTTATCCGTCTTACAACTGAACGTATAGAGTCGCTGTATATAACCGAATTAATTGGTGTGTTAAACCTTGTAACAAACAAATATTCGTTCTGTTCTTTAGGCCTGCGTGTCGAAACTATCTTTTTAAGCTCAAATTGTTTCGTCAGATATTCCTTGCACACACTGTTAATTGGTACGTGTCTGTAACTCTGCTTGGTTTTTGGTGGCTCAACATGAAATGTCTTGCCTTTATCTTCAAGGTATTTCTGATACACAAGTGTCTTATTAACATCAATATACCCCTCGTCCATATGTATATCTGCAATAGTGAGCGCAAACAGTTCTCCTGGGCGCAAGCCTGTATTAACTGCCACATTATACATGTTGTCGTAAAATGTGCCTTTACACGCTTCAAAAAACTCGCTCTGTTGCTCTACTGTCAATGCAAAAGCATTAACTTCTTTGTCTGCTCTCAGTTTTACGCCTTTCGCCGGATTCTTAATCATCAGGTCATCTTCCATAGCTCTACTGAACATGTCATTTAAAATAACCTTGATTTTGCTCTGTCTCTCATACTTATAGTTATCGTCAGAAGCTTTGTCGATAAGTAACTGCACATCTGACTTGCGAATAGATGTTATTTCATGGTTTCCTAAGTAGGGTGAAATGTTCTTCTTATATATATGCGTGTACTCCCTAATAGTATTGGGGCGCACTCTCTTTTTCTTGTATACATTCATCCACCTGTCAAACCACGTATCAAGGGTAATGCTGTCCCTAACACTTGTGAATTGTTGATTGTCGGTCACTGCTTTACTAAGTTCTTTCCGCAGTTCTGACAACTTGCTGTTGTAAATTGTCTTGCTCTTGCCGAACCTATCTTTATATCTGCCCTGATAAAGTCTGTCCTTGCGCTGGGTTATTCCGACTCCCAGCTCTTTTCCTCTCAAATCCTTTCCCATACTGATTTATGGCTCCTTTCAAAATCAAAAGCCATTATATGATAATTTCTATATTACTACATAATGGCTTATAATTCAATATATCTATTTATATGCTATCTGTCTTTTCAAGGTATTTTTCAAACTCCTTGCGCTTAACTAATCGCTTGCCTCTTCCGACAAAGAGCACAAAAGGACACGAGGGATTATTAAGCATATCATTGATTCTGTTAATTCCGATATTGCTGTATTCTGCGGCTTCATCAATCGTCAGCGTTACCTTTTCCCATATCGGTACTTTATTAATCATCGCCTGACTCCTTTCTATCTTTTCTTTAATGTCTGCCACTCTCCGGGAAGTGGTTGTTTTTGAGATTAATAGTCTCTGTGATACCTCTTCAAGGCTTTTATCAGCAACTAGCAACTCAAAAACTTCTGCTTCTTCATCGGTGAAATTGGCATTTTTCATAATTTCTTCAAGTTCCGGTCTAGTCAGCTTTGAAAACTTCATAGACCTTATCTCCTATTCTTCGGTTTTGTTCGTACTGTGTATACAAGTATTTGAGTATCGGCATGAACTGTTACATAGCTTGTTGTCCTCGTATACACATTGTCTTTCAATCGGCTCTATATCACTTATAGTTCTGCTATTCATCTTATCATCACTTCCTTTTTATACTGTTCTGCCATATATTGTCCGTAGCTCATGCCCTTACTCTTAGCAATCTCGCAGATTTCCGCAAGTTTGTTTTTCTTAACGGGCTTTCTTTTGGGCCTTTTCTTCTCTCTGATTTTCCTTAACTCCGTAGCTCTCTGCTGTCTGTGTGCTTCACAACACGTATTTTGGTTAGCTGCGGTCGGTGTAAATATCTTGCTACAGACTACACATTTAATTGGTTTGTAGTGTTTCATTGTTATCTCCTTGCTTGATATTCAGATTTTTAAACATAGCACACATAACATCTACCACTATCGAGTTGCCAAACTGCTTATACAACTGCGTATTGCTGTTTACTGCTGCCATTTTGTCAATATCTTCATCAGATACACCCATAAGCCGTCCGCACTCTCTCGGTGTTAGCTTTCTGATACGATATTGCGTAGCAATATGGCTATTCGCATATCCATGTGTTCCGGCTACAAGATTAGCGGATATGCCATTATCAGAAATAACTGTACCGCATTGGGAACCGTCGCTTGATATTTGACCGACTTTTTCAATTCTAACAGCTTCTTGGTTTTGTGCGGTTAATGTAGGGCAAGTATTGCCTTTGTCTTGCACTCTGCCTCTTCTTGTTTTGCTGTTAGGATAGCTTGCATCAAAGCAACCGCCTATTTCACATTCAATAGAGTCTTCCTTTGTAGCCTGTCTGATTTTTACGTTTTCAAGCAATAAATTATCTTTTTGCACACTCGTCAAGCAATTACTTGTATCTTGCATATTTACTTCTAATCTCTGCTCCGTTGGATTTCCCGCAGTTCTATCTGACGGATTATCAGGATTTCTGCCACGCATAGCAACTATCCGACTTTCACACACTTTAATCTGTTGTGTACCGCCACCCTCAACTGTTGTGATGTTAGGGCAAAGTGCATTTTCATCATATACTGTGTTTGATTGGTGTTTACCTGTGCCATTATCCATAAATCCTAACTGCTTTGCTTCAAGAATTTTCGGCTCTTGATTACCACCTTGCATTGTACTCAATGTCGGACTGCACCCCCCCCACATCATAAATTCTGTTGGTACTCTCAAATTTTGCTTCAAGAGAGCCTATTACATTTACATCTGCCATTACTTCAATCACTCCGCTACTTGTTTTATTGGCTCTTAGGGTAGGGCAAATCCCCCCTAAGTACCTTTTCGCCACCGAATTTTTTGCTTTCAAAAAGCGTTATTCCGATAGCATCTGTTAGTTTTTCCATTCAATCACTCCATTACTTCCATAATTATCAAGGCCTTTATAATCTCTTGCCCTAAGAGTTACGGCTACATCAATCTGTTTTTCTGCCGTCTCTCCCATATCCTTTAACAACCAAGTTTCCATCTGACCGCAAGTTTGATATTCCACAGTCATATCTTGCCTTGATACAGTTCGCAACTTCTCTCTGTTGTGGCTTATTGATTGTTCCGTCAACGCAAGTCTGTCTGTCTGTCTGTCTGTCTGTCTGTCAAGATTATGTCGTCAGCCGCAGCAAACGTCAAGAGCATATCCCGATAATATTCATACTGTTTTTTACGGGCTTCAATTTCCGCAGGCAGACCAATGTTAAGGTCAGAACAGATGGCATCGAAGTTATCCAGCACTTTTGCTAAGCGTTCCTGTACTTCATACGGGGGTACGGGAATTTTATAGGCAAGCACCTTTTGAAAATCCAGTGAATCTACAGTTCCGCCCTGCTTTTTAGTCTTTACAAGGATGTCTTTGCCATTGCCTTGAATTACATGAAAAGCATAGCGAGGGTGTACATCGTTTGCCACCGACAGAATTTTAATATCCTGATTTACTGTTGTTTCAAACGGGATATATGCCACCGGGAATGTATGTTTTAATATGCCGGAACGGGTCACAATTGCAATGCTGTTTTCCGGATAAACCGTCATAGAGGCATCCTTTACCGCCCATTCGGTGATATGGTCTTGCGTATCGCTTAATGTAGAGGATTTCATATCCTTAGAAGAAATCCAAGGAATCGTTCCATCATTCCAATAGCGCGGTTCAGCCATAGATGGAGTCTTGCCGCCAGACCATTTTCCCAGTTCCGCCAGCGTTCTCCACTTTGTCTCAAATGTCCCCCCCCTGTGGACACCGAAGGTCAAAAGTGTATCGCGGTAGTATTCATACTGCTTTTTGCGTGCTGTAAGCTCCTCTGTAAGTTTCTCCGTAATCTCCGCTGTAAGCTCCGTGAAATTGTCAAGTATCTGAACAATTTCACGTTGGACAGGCAGCGGCGGAATTGGTATCTTGAACTTTGCAAACTTTGCCATATCAACAGAGGGAAAACTCGATATGTTTGTGTTATTCAGGCACCATTCATCTAACTTATAGCAGTAATAATAAACAAATTTAGGGTCGAGCTTTTCCTCATATTCCGGGCGGCGAACTAAGTAAGTAAATCTTTGATTTGCCAGTGATTCAACCGTTATCAGCGCATGTTCACCGATAGTCGCGGACGTTGCCACAATAATAGAGTTGGCGGGGAAAAGCTTTCCCTTAACCGCAGCAGGCGTAATATGTTGTGCCGAATCTGAGAGAATGTTTCCGTTTTCCCGAATGTCCTCCATGCGGAACCACGGTATTGTCCCACCCTCCCAAAATTCCGCTTTCGCTTTTGAGGGCGTGTATCCGTTCCTCATTTCAAATACACTTTTTAATTCCTTATACTCAACGCCATCTGGGCAAAGTTCTTGTATCAGCGTATCTAATTTAGTCATTTTGTCCACCATCACCCCAACGCTTCTTAAACGCTTCGCTTCGTTCGTCAAACATTTCTTTGCTGTTATCTTTTAGAATCGGATATACCATCCATTCCTTACCGGGAGTTTTGGACCTTTCCCAACAACATACATTGTTCCTTAAAAGTTCGATTATAAAAAGCACTCCCTTTGTTGTTGCATATGGTATTCCTTTTTTCTCACATTCGAGTGCTTTATATGTAGCTGCAAAAAGGTATGCCGCTTTATCTTGTATCGGGGTTTCTGTCAACGCCATAGAAATCTCAAATTTATTGCTATCAGTTTTGTCCACTTCACATGTAACACTTGACTCTGATTTCACATAAGGCAATTCAAATGCCTTTAATCTAAAATCTTCTCCTGCATACTTATACACCGGCTCATTTTGCTTTTTTAATTGTTCTCGAATTGCTTTCGTTTGTACAACAACAACTCTATCCCTTTCCGTATCCAAAGTTTCTGCGAAATAAAGTATAGCAAACGAGAATCGACTTGTATCAACCTTTTCCTCTATTAGCGCGACAATGTTATCAAGAATTGGCGTGTACCCTCGTCTTCCTTTCCTTGTTTTTCCATCACGCCATAAATATAAGTGGTCAAAGTCTCCGTGAATTTCCACCAAGAGTCCTAACTTCACATCATTATTGCCACATATATCACTTAGATTTTCCCAATATGCGTCAGTATGCTCTATGTGCTTTTTTAATCCGTATTCAAACGATGCAACAAAGTTTCCATATGTTGCTTTTTGTTCTACATCAATTTGATTTCTTAGTAATTCAGCCAAGTCATTCAATGTCTCTTGCGGCACAGGTTGTGCATTCAAAACTTTGTCCCGATGTTCGTGGTAAAATTCATTAACGTACTTTTGCTCGACTACTGCCGTTGATGCCACTGCATTCGTCTTCTTTTGTATTACATGAGCATCGACACGAAAGTGCTCAATACCAATCAGCACTTTCTTCCCGTTTGTTATCGGTGGACATAATACAACAAAATCAGGGCGGTCTCTATCCACTTTCTTAAAACCCTCCCGCAATCCAGCTTGAAGACTTTTAGCAAGCTTTTTTGTCCATCCGCGTTGTTTTAAAGCCAATTCAATCGCTTTGTTTAAACAAGCTTCTTCCGCCGCCCTGTTTCCCATCGTTTCCACCGCCTTTTTGCTTTTATCAAACGTTAGTGTATCTCATGCCTTTTACGGTTCCAATTTTATCAAGTTCTCTACTCTTTCTACAATTCTGTCTTTTTCCAGACCTTCAAATGCGTCTTTCAACGCCGCATATGCCATTAACAAATCATTTCTTCTGTCTTCTTCTCCAAAGCATTTTATCGATTGTGCTAAATCCATCCTATCTATTTGCTTATCCATTTCATTCAGTAACAATTTATAGCCATACATTTTTTGTAATAATTTTTCATATTCGCAAATAAATGACGCCATCTTCTCGCCCAGTTCTCTTGGAAATATCAACCGACTTTCCATTGCAAGTTTCTTCAATTCTTCCCTCTTCGTCAAAAATTCTTTGCGGGCCAGACTTGAATTTGGCCTCTGCATCGCTTCCATACATACTTCTAAATAAGAATTATTAGTCAACCAGAGAAAATTGACATCAACGTCAAATAGTGGGTTATCTTTCCGCGTTTCTCCGAAAATAACCCTATTTTCGTTATAAAGCTCATATAAACCATAAAATGTAAAAAAGTTATTTAGTCTTCTTTCAAAAAGCTGGTGCTTATTGCTCAACTTTATCTGACGTTGCGTTTGTACAAGCGTAAAAACTGATATAATTAAGGATATCACAGAAAATGCCATGCTTGACATGGTTTATCTCCTTCTTGTTCGTCACTACATTAAAGTTTCGGATAACTTACAACGCATTATCGGTTTATCATCAGTAGGCTTTTCTTTCAATTACTCTATGCCGAGTGGTTGTTGCATTTTTTATGCTAACCACTTTCCACTTACCTTTCAAGTGGCTGTTCTATCCATCACTCGGCCTCAATCTCCGCAATAATCTTATCAATCTCGTCACGCAGCACCTGTTCCCGCGCCACGATGCGCTTGATTTCTGCGTTCAACTCGGTAATGTTGATGACCTCGCGGGTGTCCTCCTGCTCCACATAGGTGGATACAGACAGGTTATAATCCTGTTCCGCAATCTTGTCGTTATACACAAGACGGCAGAAATAGTCCTTATCCTTGCGGTCAATGAACGATGCCACAATTTTTGCAATGTTGTCCTCGGTCAGTTTGTTATTGTTCGTGACCTTGACAAATTCTTTCGAGGCATCAATAAACAGCGTCTTGTTCTCTGCCTTGCTCTTTTTCAGCACCATAATGCAGGTTGCAATGCTGGTGCCAAAGAACAGGTTTCCGGGCAGCTGAATAATGCAGTCGATAAAGTTGTTATCAATCAAATACTGGCGAATCTTCTTTTCCGCGCCGCCGCGATACATGATACCGGGGAAGCAGACGATAGCCGCCGTGCCGTTGGTTGCCAGCCATGCCAGCGAGTGCATGATAAAGGCCAAATCCGCTTTGGATTTCGGGGCCAGCACACCGGCAGGGGAGAAACGCGGGTCGTTAATCAAGACCGGGTTATCATCGCCTTCCCATTTGATAGAATAAGGCGGGTTGCTGACGATGACCTCAAAGGGTTCCTCGTCCCAATGCTGGGGCGAAATCAGCGTATCCTCATGGGCGATATTGAATTTATCAAAATCAATATCGTGCAGGAACATATTGATACGGCACAGGTTGTAGGTCGTCAGGTTGATTTCCTGACCGAAGAAGCCCTGCCGGACATTCTCTTTGCCCAGAATCTTCGCCGCCTTCAGCAGCAGGGAGCCGGAGCCACAGGCCGGGTCATAGACCTTATTGACCTCGGTCTTGCCCACAACAGCAAGGCGGGTCAGCAGTTCCGAAACCTCCTGCGGAGTGAAGAACTCGCCGCCGCTCTTGCCCGCGTTGGAGGCGTACATACTCATCAGGTACTCATACGCATCGCCAAACGCATCAATCGTGTTTTCCTTGTATTCACCGAGCTTCATTGCACCGATGCCGTCCAGCAGCTTGACAAGCATTGCATTGCGCTTTGGCACCGTTGCGCCCAGCTTGTTGCTGTTGACATCAATATCATCGAACAGACCGGCAAAGTCGTCCTCGCTCTCGGTGCCCTTGGCCGAATCCTCGATATGACGGAAAACGGCCTCCATCGTCATGTTGAGGTTATCGTCCTGCGGCGCACGGGCACGGACATTTACGAACAATTCTGACGGCAGGATAAAGAAGCCTTTGGTCTGCACCAAGTCATCCCGTGCCTGCTCGGCCTCCTCGTCAGACAGCTTGGCATAGTCAAAATCCGCGTTGCCTGCCGCGATTTCGTCCGCGTTGATGTAGTTCGTCAGGTTCTCGGAAATATAGCGGTAGAACATAATGCCCAGAACGTAGGATTTGAAATCCCAGCCATCCACGCTCCCGCGCAGGTCGTCCGCAATCGCCCATATTGCGCGGTGAAGTTCTTCGCGTTCCTGCTCTTTTTTGTTATCCGGCATCGTGATTCCTCCAAATTTTAAGTACACTTTTTAACCCTATGTATATTGTAGCAAATACGCCATCCTATAAATCGGACTTGCAGCCAAAGATACATATTTTTATCTATTATAACGAAAAAGCGGGTGTATGTCACCCGCTTTTTGCTGCTATTTTTTGATTGATGGAAAGAATGAACTGTGACAAAAGAAAAAGAGGACGGTTGCCCGTCCTCCCAATCAATCATCATTTTCTGCTTTGCTTTCATCTTCAATAATTTCATGCTCAACGCCATTACCTGCGTCAAGCGCATCAATACCACGGCGCAGGTGAGCCATATTGCTTGCAGAATAAAACGGGTCTACAGCAATTTTAGAATCAAAATTTTCATTAAGCTTTTGTGACATATACAGCACCTCTTGCATAAAGTATATGCCCGCACCAATTATGTGTAAAGTGATTTTTATTTGAAGTAGAAATTTTTCCGCAGCCGGATTGCCCCATCATCACAGATTACAAAGAGGTCTTGTTCCAAGTGTGCAAGGTCAGCTGGCTTGATGATGGGCTGTGATTTCTGGTTTGGGTCTGTTGCCAGTAGGGAACGCTTCTCACCAATCATTTTGGAGAAATACTCCTGTGTTTCGGTATCCTTACAGCCGAGCAGAACAGTAAACTTAAAGTTGCCCAGCATAGCTTTCCGTTCATCTTTTCCGTAAATCATGTCAAGGTCAGCCAGCGATTGCGTCAGCACCATAATGCGGATGTGCCGCTTTCGCAGCTTGCGCAGGGCCTCGGTGATTTGCAGCTTGCCAAACGAAGCAAATTCATCCAAACAAAACAGAATCATTTTCTTATGCTCTGGCGGTCTGGATGAAAAATATTCCATCGACTGGGCCGTGATAATGCGCAGCAGGTCGCCATAAATTTTGAGCTTTTCATCAGGGATATAGATATAAACACTGTTTGTTTCCAGCGTAGCCGGGCTGATTGACTGCTCATAGCTGGCTGATTTTCGAAGTGCATTTTTAATTTTTTCGTTTGCGGCAAACAGTTTTAAGGCATCGTCTGCCGCCTGCTTGCAGCCTGCTGTATTCTGTTCTGACGCACCCACAAAAGAACTAATGAACATATTGGCAATCGGATTTTGTTGCTTTGCAATATCGTTCAGCAAACCGCGCCAATCGTGGCCGAGGAAAAACTCGCAGATTTGCACAAAGCCCCAGCCCATGCCATAGTAGCAGATAAGCGCTGCCGTTATCATTTTGCGGCCATTTTTCGTGAAAAAGATGCCTGCCTCGCTGTCGTTGGCTTTGTCCGGCAACAGCAGGTAGGCAAGTTGTTCCAAGCGTTCCTGCCGTTCGGTCTCATCCACCACCGCGTTGATTGAGGCAAACACGTCATACGGGATGCAGTTTTCCGCTGTCGGGTCAAATATGATTTTGTTCGGTGTTTTGACATTAGCTGAAATATCGCCGGAAATGTCTACCACCAGCGCTGTTCCCTGCCAGCTGCGTAGCGTTGGAATCAGCAGCGCACTGGTCTTGCCTGTGCCAGACGGCCCCATTACGAGAATATGCCCCTCGTCCTGTTCAGGAGAGTAGGCCAATAGGCTCAGTTTCTTGCCGAATAGTATTCCTCTTGCTTGCGCTGGCTGCCGATACGCAAGATTCTTTTTGGCAAATGGATTTGGCAGATGATTAACCTGCCCGCGCAGATACACCAACAGCAGCAGTATAACCAGTAGAATTACCGCCGCGCCATAAAGATAACAGCTGATAATCCATATAACTTGTTTCATGGTCGCACCTTATTAAAAGTGAAGCCCCTGCTCAATTTTGGATTTTCCAAAATATAGCGCAGGGCGTTCCACTTCCTGCTGGTACTCGCGTTCGGCTTTCAACTGTGCAACAGTGCGGTTGCCGCCCTGCCGTTTGGTTACGCCGGTCATAACGCGGGCGTCTTCCAGACCGTGCTCATTCAGGTAGCGTTGCAGGTCAGGGTGAAAATTGCGCAGTTCCCGGCGGTCCAGCACATCGTTCGCACAGATTTTATAGCCCTGCTCGTGCTTCGGGTCTTCGACAACGGGCACGAAACAAAAATGTAAATGCGGCTGGCCGCCCTCGTCATCATGGACGATGGCTTGCACGACATTTTCCTTGCCATAACGATTTTCTAAGAAATCGTATGTTGCGCAGAAAAAGTTATCGTAGCGCTCCGGGTTTAAATCCTGCGGAGCTGTCACAATCCAGCCAGCCATAACCTTTACATCATCGCGGTTATAGCAGTACAGTTCCGATTTGCGCTGCAAAAAATAGTCATACTCAGTCATGCCCCGGTCTGGGGATAGTATATAGTCCCGCTCCAGCCTTTTCGGGTCAATGTCATGGTTACTCGAATGTTCGATTTCTCGCCGGTTGTGGCGAAGTATATTGCGGACTGCGCCCGCACCAAACTTCTCGGCACACGCCATCATAATCATTCCCTTCTCGTTGGGGGCCATGCCCCATCCGATTGCGGCTTAAAATGTACTGCAAAAGCAAGCAGTACATTTAGTCTCCATCTGCTGTGTCATACAAGGTATGGCAGTTTCCCCGGAAACTCCCACCGCCCTTGCGGGCTTACCTTGCCAAAGGGGCGTGACCCCTCTGGACTCCCCGCTGCCGACAAGACCCGCTTGCCGTCAGTGAGGGGCTGCGGCCCCCATCGGGACGATTTTTCATCGTCCCTGCCCCTATAAGATTGGCGGTGCCAAGTTCTGCACTTCCACGCAGAGCATCAGCACCGCCCTTGCTGCGACCTGTACGCCTTACTATCGCAAAGGCGTGTCAGGTCTTATTTTTTTCTACCCGATGTACAGCACCACTGGCCCATTGCATCATGCTCAATCCCTGTAAGGAACTGCATGCCCTCAAACCAGTGGAACGCCTGGTTCGGCTCGCAACGAAACGCAAGCGCCGCCAGCACATCGTACACAGCCTTTTCGCTCCACAAAGTATCCCACTCTGCAAAAATGTCATCCACCAAACGCGCACCGTTAATTTTGCTGATGCCTCCAGCTGAAATCTGTTTGCCGAGAATATTGTAGACCTCAACAGCAGATTCCCACAAGGCATCATTCTCTGTAATGGTGCAGTTCTCTACATCCTCATGCAAATGGTACCGGGCAAAAAATCCTTGCAAGCGGTCTGCATCACGCACCGGGCGCGTTCCTAACGCTCTAATACCGCGCGTCATCGACTGCTTGATTTCCTGAGCTTCCAACGCTCCTTCTGTATGGCGTTGCAAGATAAATCTTGCCTCCGTGCGGAACGGTTCCGTAATCGGCAGAAACTGATTTTTAATTGCCATATTGATGATGTCTCCAATTTTCAATCCAAAGGTTTTGGTTGCCTCAGCGATAAGCATATCACTCTCAGCATCCGACGCAAAGAAACGTTTCATAATGTTTTTCCTCCTTTAAAACGTTCATAATTCAATACATCATGTATATATCGTTTAAAGCATGCACACGGAAAATATATACATTTTGTATATTCGAAATCGTTATGCGTGTGCTATAACGGTAAAAGGGATTTCCCTACAAATTTCATTTTCTGCAATTCGCAAGGATTGGCAAGCCAAAAAATGTTTTTTTGCAAAAATTATATTTTTGTTTTAACGCGTTATTTTTACTTTAAAAAGACTGATAAACCGCTGCGGCGGAGATTGAGAAGCGTGGCTCTGCCGCTCAAAAAAGTATATAAGCCCCCAGCCCTAAGTCAACAGACTTTCACGGCATATTCTCGCACTTTTGCGGGGAGTGCTGCGATATTCCATGTTCTGTTGACACCGGGATGGGGGCTTTACTTTTTCTTTTCGCCGGCAGGGGCCAAACCTGCAAACCGCTTCGGCGGGGATTTAAAAGTATACTTTTAAGACGAAAGGACAACGAAAATGAAACAGACGATTAAAACGAGCCGCGTGGCAGGTCAGTTAGAGAAAATGTTCCGAGCACTTAACAACCGCTTTTTTGACGGCGAACTGCCGGAAGTCGTTATTAGTTTAAAAAAGACTGCTGGCGCGTATGGGCACTTCACCACTGGAAAGGTTTGGAAGACAGGCGAAGAACGGCGCTACGAAATCAATATAAGCTCTGCCAGCTTAAATCAGGAGTGCGCCTTTCTCGCAGGCGTTTTAGTCCATGAGATGGTACACGAGTATTGCGCTGAGCACGGTATAAAAGATACTAGCAATAACGGCGTGTACCACAACAAGAATTTCAAGCACATTGCAGAAACCCACGGTCTGGAAGTCGAACACCATCCCAAATATGGTTGGACAATTACCAGCCCCGGCCTTGAACTTCTGGATTTTGTTGAGGAACAGGGCTGGCAAGATTTCCAGATGGTCGAGAGCCTTAACCTACTGGATGTACTCGGAACGCTCCCCAAGGGCGGCAACAGCGGTGCAGGCGCAGAAACCAGAACGAAAAAGCCCAGCAGTACCCGCAAATATATTTGTCCCAAATGCAGCAACAGCTGCCGAGCAACCAAGGTCATCAACCTAATATGCGGCGACTGTATGGAAAAAATGGTTGTTGCCGAATAAATTATAACAACAGTGATAATGGTCGAGTGAGAGTAGACCGCTATTTTTATATGTACACTTTTAAAGGAGCTACACAATGCAATACGATTATTATTCCTGTCCGTATGAGCCTGATACCGGCATACCACCGTGCGGAGAAATGCCAGAGTGCCAAACCTGTTCTTGGTGCTACCTTGCAGACAGCGAAAAGTAGAACGATGGCGGCGGTCACACAAGCGACCACCGCCATCATTTTCAGTACCAAATTTAAGCTATGTGCAAGTAGTATCAAAACTGCTTGCTATCGTATGACAAAGTAAGTATACTATCAGTATCAAAATTAACGAGCCTTAGAGGTGATACCGCCATGCAGATATATGGTTACTGCCGCATTTCCACACCACAGCAAAATATCGAACGGCAAGTACGCAACATTTTGGCAACGTACCCAACCGCACATATCATCCGAGAAGTATATACTGGCACGACCTATCAAGGCCGCAGAGAATTAGACAAATTGCTTCACACCGTGCAAGCAGAAGACACTATCGTATTTGACAGCGTATCCCGCATGAGCCGCAATGCGGATGAGGGTTGCCAACTGTACGAAAACCTGTACGCCCAAAATGTAACTCTTTGCTTTCTCAAAGAACCGCACATCAACACCGAGACTTACCGCCAGACCATCCAGCGGCAAATCAGCCCCCAGCTGAAAACCGGCAATGCCGCTACCGACAGTTTTGTATCCTCGGTCATTGCTGCACTGAATCAGTACACCGTTGACCTCGCCAAAGAGCAGATACGCCTTGCCTTTGCGCAAGCTCAAAAGGAAGTTGACGACCTGCACCAACGCACCAGAGAGGGAATGCTGACCGCCAAACTGAACGGCAAGCAGATTGGGCAGGAGCGTGGCCGCAAACTGATAGTCAAGAAAGCTGCCGCTTGCAAGGAGTCCATTAGAAAATATAGTAGGGATTTTGACGGAACGCTGTGCGATGCAGATTGTATCAGGCTCATTGGCATTGCACGGAATACATATTACAAGTATAAAAGGGAACTGCGAGAGGCAATACCCCTATAACCGAAACAGCCTGTAAAATGATTTCTCATCCCACAGGCTGTTATCTCCATGACAAAGAAAATGAGAATGGTGTCCTGTTCGCAATCCTTTTTATCTCTTGTCACACATCATTGTAATGCCTACACTTTAATTTAAAAGTACATTTATAAAAATTACAGTTTGTCGTCGCATATTGACTTATATTCTTTTCTATATTACTATGATACAGGGCGTTCACCGAAGACTAAAGAGACAAGTTAAGAATCCACACGCAGGCCCCTCCGCCATCCGGCTCCGGGGCCTGCTTTCTTTTTTGTTTCCAATCCTCTCTCATTCTGTC